GATCACCAACCCGGACGGGTCCACGTCGGTCCTGAACGGCGCCGAAGCCGTGATCGTTCAGGCTTCCGAGGCCGTGACCGTGGGCATCGTCCCCGGCACCCCGTCGCCCGAGGCCCCCGTAACCCCTCCGGCGAGCTAGGTCCCAGTGACCGCGAACCAGCGGCTGGCCGACCGCCTCACCGAGCAGGCAGCCGAGCTCATCACCCTCGCCAACGAAGTCCTGCGCCGCGACCCGCCACCCAAGGAGGAGCCGTGAGCGTGCTCGCAGGCCTCGAGACCAGGCTGAAGGCGTTCGTGGAGGACGCGGTGCGTGAGGCCGAGCAGAACGCCCCGGAAATCGACGCGGCGATCTACACGGCCATGACCGCAGCAGGTGTGCCGCCCGCGTGGGCGCAGAACGCAGCCGACCAGGTGAAGATGGCCATAGACCACTTCGCTGCCGATCATGCGCCCGCGCAGCCGGAACCGGCTCCCGAGCCCGTCCCAGACCCTGGCGTGCCGGGAGCCTGAGCGGTGGAGCAGACGCTGAAGTGCCCGGTGTGCGGAGAGCCGTACAAGGTCTACTCGCACTACGCGGGTGACCAGTCCGCATGCGGGCGCTGCCAGGCCAAGGCCCGGGGCGGCTCGCTGCGCGACCGGATCAGCCACGTCCTGGCCGGCATGCGGTGAACTACGACCAGCCGAGGCAACTCAAGGACGGCGGCTGGCACTACACGCAGATGAACGACGACCGCATCTGGCCGATTGGCTACTGCCGTGACCACGGCCCGCATGAGACCGAAGACGAGGCCCGGCGCTGCTACCGGGACTACGAACTGAATGAGCGCCTGCTGCTCAACGGCACGCTCGGCAACTGGAACCCGTGCGAGCACCCCGGCTGCGACGTGCTGACCAACCGGGGAGTCAGCATCGACGGGTGGCAGAAGTGGCGCCTCTGCGATGAGCACCGGACGAGGGAATGCTGCGCCGAACTGTACGGCGAGATGGCCGGGAACTCGGTGCACTCGTGATGGAGTTCACCTGCCGTCCCTGTCAGCGTGGGGACTGTGCCGACATCCTCGGCGCCTGCACGGATGCTCGCTGCCAGTGCTGCGGTACCGACGTGGACGACGACGGCTACTAGCCGCGCCCTCTTTGGCTGAACCGTGACCGGGGCTCTGTATGGCTAAGGCCGGGCCGTTCTGCGGCGCGCAGCGGCGCGGCGGCAAAGGGCCGTGCGGTCTTGATGCTGGCGCCGGCACCGACCACAAGGGCTACGGGCGATGCTCGTGGCATGGAGGCGCTTCTCCGGCGGGAGGCAAGGCAGCGGCTGAGCAGATGGCCGAGAAGGCTGTGGCCACCTACGGCCTGCCGCGTGACATCTCGCCGACCGACGCGCTGCTGGAAGAGGTCCGCTTCACAGCGGGTCATGTGGCGTGGCTGCGGCAGCGGGTGTCCGAGCTGGCACCTGACGCGCTGACGTGGGGCACGCGGGAAGTTGTCGACAAGCAGGCGACCGAGTTCACGGGCACGGACACGACCGAGGCCGCCGCGGTGAACGTGTGGCTGGAGCTGTACTACCGGGAGCGCAAGCACCTGCTGGACGTGTGCAAGGCCGCGATATCGGTGGGCATCGAGGAGCGGTACGTCCGCCTCGAGGAGGCCAAGGGCCAGCTTGTCGCTGACCTGATCCGGCGCATCCTCGGCCGCCTGGACCTGAGCGACCTGCAGCAGGACGTCTCGGCGCGGGTGATCCCGGAGGAGTTCCGCCGGGCCATTGCTTCCCTGAACTAGGGGCGTCATTGACGGCCACATGGCTTGAGGCTGGGCTGGCGGAGTTCGAGAAGCCGCCGGATGACGTGTTCGCCCGGCTCGGCTTCGTGCCCAACCCGGGCCCGCAGACGCGCTTTCTCGCGTTGCCGGATGAGAACATCGACGTGCTCTACGGCGGGGCGGCCGGTGGCAGCAAATCGACCAGTTTGCTCCTGTATGCCCTGCGTGCGTGCGTCCGCTTCCCCGGCCTGCAGGCGTTCTGGTTCCGCCGCTCGTTCCCCGAACTGCGCCAGTCGGTGCTGCGGATGCTCGGCCGCTACCAGCACGCCAAGGCACTCGGCGGCAAGTGGAACGAGGGCAACTTCGAGCTCCGGTTCGCCAACGGCTCGATCCTGACGTTCAGCCACGCCAAGAACATCCAGGAAGCCTCAGCGTTCCTGTCCGCCGAGATCAACCTGCTCATCATCGACGAGCGCACCACGATCCCGCCCGGCGTCGTGGACATGCTGTACAGCCGTGTCCGCTCCGGCGTCGCCGGGGTACCGTGCCTCGGTGTCCGAAGCGCCACAAACCCGGGCAGCATCGGCCATGGCCGCGTAAAGACCGAGTACGTAAAGGCCACCCAGCATGGCATGGAGGAGGTCACCGACCGGTTCAACCGGCGGCGGCTGTTCATCCAGGCGCGGGTTACGGACACGCCGCAGCTGGGCGATGAGTACCGGGCGAACCTTGCCGGCCTGGACGAGAAGCTCCGCAAGGCGATGGAGGAAGGCGACTGGTCCACCTTCGAGGGCCAGGTCTTCCCCGAACTGACCTGGGACCGTCACGTCGTGGCACCCGTCACCATCCCTGCGTCGTGGACGCGGTACGTGGGCGTGGACTGGGGCTACACCGCGCCGTGGGCGGTCGGCTGGTTCGCGGTCGACGAGGACGGCCGGGTGTGGCTGTACCGGGAGATCTACGAAACGCAGGTCGGCGAGGAACAGCAGGCGCAGCGCATCCTCGCTGCCGAGGCGCCCGATGAGCACGTCGCCGTCCGCTACGCCGATGACGCCATGTGGGCTGTGCGGGGTAGCGCGAAGCCCATTGCGTCGGTCTATGCCACCGAGGGCTGTGCTCTCACCAGGGCAGGCAAGGGCCCCGGTTCGCGCATCGCCGGCTGGCAGCGCATCCACACGTACCTGTCGGACGGCCCTGCGTGCCCGCATCACCGGGCGCTGGGCTGGGATTCGTGCCCGATGCTGCACGTGTTCTCGACGTGCCCGAAGTGGTTCGACGAACTGTCAGAGCTGCCGCATTCGGTCACGGGCGACCCGGAGGACGCGGACACCAATGCAGCCGACCACCTCGCCGACCTCACCAGGTACGTCCTCCTGAACATCGGCGGCGGCGCTGCCGGGTGGATCGCCTGGGCGCAGAGGCAGGCCGAACTCGCCACAGCCGGATCGGCTGACGCGCTCGAGCCACCCGCCGAGGCGAACGGTCACGCCATCTCCGCGAGCCCTGCCGTGACACCGGAAGCTGAGACGCCGGAACAGGCCAGGCAGCGGGCACGGAACGCGGCGGTGCGCGAACTGATGGGCAGCTGACCCCTAGGCTTGCGGCATGACTGAGATCGCATCCAGTGCACCGCTGGCGGAGAGGGGTGGGGTGTGATGGCCACTATCGCTGAACGGGCCGCCGCAGGTCAGGCCTTCCTTGACGAGAAAGACCCCGGCTGGTGGCGCGAGGACATTGAGAACCCGGTTGACCTCGACCGGCTCGACGCGGCTCTTGACAGCCGCTGCGTGCTTGGCCAGCGCCAGGGCCGTCAGGGCTCCGGCCTCGCTTTCAGCATCCAGGCCAGAGGTCTCGGACTCACGTTGCCCGAGACCGAGCGTCTCGGGTTCTCGGTGTCCGCCGAAAACTTCGGCATGAGCGGCGAAAAGGCCGAGAACCGCGCGCTGACCGAGGAGTGGCGCAAGGTGATCACTGACCTGCGCGCGTGGCGGTGCGGAGCCCGAAGCTGAACCTGTGAGTCCCGAGCAAGCGCGGCAGCGTGCCCGCCATGCGGCGGTGCGGGAACTGATGGGCAGCTAGGTTTGCGGCATGGTCAAGGTCATCGCCTGGAGCGCCGTCGGCGTTGAGTGGTTCTGCCTGTTCGGCTTCCTCGTGACCATTCGGCGGCGGCGTCACTGACGTGACGGACTGTGCGAAATGTGGAAGCTGCTGCGAGAAGATCTGGCTGAACGCTGACCCGCGCCGCTGGTCTGCCGCCGCGCTGGAAGGCATCCCGGACCCGCGCACCGAGGACGGCTGGGCGTACTGGCTGGAGCACAGCGAGTACGCCGACGCTGACCGCAGCGCCGCCATCCGGCGCTACAACCCAGATGGCGCGATGCGCGCCGACGCTGACTTCATCGCCGCGCATTTCACCGAGGACTGCGACGGCTACTGGGCGTGCGACGCCTACGACCCGGAGCACGGCACCTGCACCGCTCACGAGGACCGGCCGCCGCTGTGCTCAGGCTTCCCCTGGTACGGCGAGCAGCCATCTGTGGAGCGAGCAGACCGCGTCCACCGCGAGTGCTCATACCTCGCCGACCTGCCGCCCGGCGACCGGCCCGAGGGCTCGCGCCCGCTGATCCCGCTGACGGTCATCTGAGAAAGGCTTCTGTGACCTACTGGCCGTGCGAAGACGCGCCGGAACTCCTCAAGGCGGCGCGTCTGCTGTCGCTGAGTCACCGCACTGGCATCCTGCCGTCGCAGCTCATGAAGATGAGCGCGGACGAGGTGGAGCGCCTCTGGCGCTGGCTGCCCCCACTCATCGCTGGCACTGATGGCTGACGACGAGACGCCCGCGCCCGCATTCGGCTTCGACGGCGCGTGGCCGTTCACCGGCAGCCCGTCCGTCGCAGGCCACCCGCTGACCACCGTCTCCTCGTTCACCGTCACCGCGCCTGCTGACGGCATTCCCGTGGTCACGCTGACGCTTGTCGGCGAGGGTGCGCTGCGGCTGCTGCTCGCTTCGGGTGCCGCGAAGGTGGCTGTCTCGGACGAGACCCGGGAGGCCCTGACTGCGATGGGCTGGCGCCCTCCTGCTGAGAACTGACGCCAAGGGGGCCGCTGAATGAGCGTGCGCTCCCGAGTTGCAGCGCCTGGCTCCGTCGTGGCGATGAAGGCGTTCGGCAGCCAGCAGAATGAGCCGCCGGGCATGGCGCTGGCCGCGGGCCAAGTGTCGCAGATGGACATGCAGTACCCGTTCAGCCCGGGGCAGCCGGTCGGCCCCTACGACGGGTACGGGCGCACCCCGCGCCAGATGGATTTCACGACCGGGTACAACATCGCCACCCGGCCGCGGACGCACGAGCGGGTCAGCTTCGACACCCTGCGCGGCCTGGTCGATTCGTATGATGTTGCGTCGATTTGTATCTGGCACAAGATCGACACGCTGCGCGGGCTGAAGTGGAAGCTCATCGCGGCCGACGGCTATAACGGTGACGTCAGCGGCGCGGTCGACCTGGGCATGCAGGTCATGCGCAGGCCGGACCGCAAGCACAACTTCCGGTCCTGGTTCGCCAAGTGGTTCTTCGACGTCCTCGCCTACGACGCCGCGCCGCTGTTCCGGCTCCGCAACCGCGCCGGGAAAGTCACTGGGCTGCTGCCCTTTGACGGGACCACTCTGGCGCCGCTTCTCGATTACTGGGGCAACTCCCCGTCGGCGGTCTCGCCGGGCGACCCGGAGCCGGAAGCCTACGTCCAGTATGTCAACGGCCTGCCATGGAACTGGCTCACCCGGTCGGACGTGATCTACGAGCCGTTCCGCGCGGTGAACAACTCGCCGTACGGCAAGGCGCCGATAGAATCCATTCTGTTGAATGCAAATTGCTACAGCGACGACACCGAAGTCCTCACGGACCGCGGCTGGCTGCGGTTTGCCGAGGTGGACGTCACCTCGGACAGGTTCGCGACGCGCAATCCCGCAACCGGCGCGTTTGAGTGGCAGTCAGCGACCAGGTACCACGAGGCCGACTCCAGCGGCACCATGTACCGCGCGGCTTCCCGGAACGTGGACCTGCTCGTCACGGGCGGTCACCGGCTACTGGTCAGCCGTCTTCCCCAGGGCTGCCCGGGCGTCAGGCACGGCAGTGAATGGCTGGTTCATGCCGAGGACCTCTACGAGTACCAGTCGTCGCTTCCGGGGGGTGGCGCGCCCGTCACGTGCCCGGCAACGAGCGCGTGGCATGCCGCTGACCTTGAGTGGTTCACGCTTCCCGTCAGCCTGTGCGACTTCGTGCGGATGGACGGGGACGCGGTGCGTGGGGCGCGGGCAAGCGCGGGCTTCCCGGCATGCAGTCTCGGCATCACTCACCCCACGCTGCGGCGGGCGGAAAGGGGTGACCGCCTGCGCCGGGCGTCGGCCGAAGCCATCCGAGATGCCTACGGACTGCCTCGCAGCGTCATCCGGGAGGACGCGCACTATTTCAGCGAGCGCATCGAAGGTGACGACTTCGCCGCCTTCATGGGCATGTACCTGTCAGAGGGATGCGTCAGGGCGCACAACTCGAACATCAGCATCGCGCAGGAGGAGTCCTCCAAGGGCTATGTGGAGTTCCGTGACCTGCTGGCGCGGATGCTCGGGCGCGAAGCCCCGTATCACCGTGGCGCCTTTACTTTTGGTCACACGGCGCTGGCTGACTACCTGAGGCCACTCGGGAAAGCGCATGAGAAGTACATCCCGCGCGAGGTGCTCGGGATGTCCCGGCGGCAGCTTGAGATTTTCTGGCACTTCTATGTCCTGGGCGATGGGGCTGTCTACCCGAACACGGAGATAGTTTCGACGTGCAGCAAGCGTCTCGCAGACGGCCTGCAGGAGGTCCTGCAGAAGATCGGTTACTCCAGCGCAGTGCGTCCCTTGGGGAAGCCGGCAAAGCCGACCCATCACCAGCAGTGGCAAATCCAGACTCGCCGCAAGGACGCCTACCGCGTCAGGGTTGAGCCCGTTCCTTACGAGGGCAAGGTCTACTGCGTAAGCGTTCCCAGCAAGACGCTGTACGTCCGCAGGAACGGCTATCCCACCTGGTGCGCCAACACGGACATCCGTTTCCAGTTGTACTTTCTGCAGCGATTTACTTCCGGGAACGTCCCTGAGGCCTTTGCCTCGGCGCCTGAGGGCTGGGACCCGGTGCAGATCGAGAAGTTCCAGGGCTTCTGGGATTCGATCCTGTACGGCGACCAGTCGCGCAAGCACCAGATCCGGTGGATGCCCGGCGGCGCGAAGATCGCGTGGAGCAACGAGAAAGACTTCACGGACGCCTTCTCGCTGTTCATGATGCGTAAAACATGCGCGTGCTACCACCAGGTGCCGACTGACCTCGGGTTCACCGAGACGTCGAACTACAGCTCGGGCGAGTCGCAGGGCGACGTGCAGCACAAGGTCGGCGAACTGCCGCCGATGGAGTACGCCGAGGAGATCTTCTCCCGGTTCCTGTACGACGACCTGTGCCTGCCGGTCCAGTTCCAGTTCGACCGCGGCGAGGACCAGGACGACCGCCTCAACCAGGCCGAGTCCGACCAGATCTACATCCAGAACGCCGTCGTGTCGGCCAGCGAGGTCCGCGAGATGCGGTTCGGTCTCGGCGAGGCCGAAGGCCAGGTCGTGCCGCGGATCTTCTTCTCGACGCGCGAGGGCCCGATCCCGCTCAACGCCCTGTACGGGGTGTCGGGGAAGATCGACCCGGCCACGGCAGCACCGGACCCGGGAACCCCGCTGCCGCACGAGGTGTTCACCACGGTCCAGGGCGTCATCCCGGACCCGCCGCTGACCGCCACGCCCCTCGCAGCCGAGGAGTACGGGCCGAAGGCGATCCCGCCCGCCCCGCCCATGCAGCAGCCAGCCGAGCCGAAGGCCACCGACCCCGCGCACCAGGTCGCCAAGGAAGGCGAAGGCGCAGCGACGGCAGGTGTCACCAGCGAGACCGGGCTGTACTCCTACGACCTGGACAAGGGCGACGACGAGGACGAGCAGGCGGTCGCCAAGGAACTGGCCGCGTTCCGCCGCTTCGAGAAGGCACGCCGCAAGTCCGGCGAGTGGCGTGACTTCCGCTTCGGCGCGGTCAGCGCAGGCGAGGCACGCAGGTTGAACGACGAAGGGCGGCAGCCCGTGGCTAAGGCCGATGCCCCTGGCCTGACCCCGCGATCGGCCATGATCTCCCTGGACCTGCCGGACGGGCTGATAGGGACGGTCCCTGGTGGCGTCACGGATCACCACGTCACCATCGTCTACCTCGGCCCGGATGTGGACGAGGAAGCGCTCATGCAGGCGTGCGAGCGGGCTGGTACCGCAGCAGCGGCGATGCCCGGCCCGCTCACCGGGACCGTGGGCGGTATCGGTGCATTCCCGCCGAGCGCTGGCAGCGACGGGCAGGTTCCCGCTTGGGCCGGGGTCGTGCTTCCCGGCGCTGAGCAGCTCCGGGCGGCCCTGGAAGACCTGTCCGCCAGCGAGCATGCCGAGTGGCATCCTCACGTCACCCTGGCGTACGTGAATCCTGGTGACCCACTGCCGCCGCCTGTGCCCGAGACGCCCGTGACCTTCACTCATCTGTCGGTGCACTGCGGCAATGATGTGGGCCGCTTCGCGCTCGGCGCTTCCCCGGTCGCCAAGGCAGCTGATGCCGGCCCAAAAGGATCGTGGCCGGGCTGGGCACTTGACGGCCCCGTCGTCGCCTACTGGGCAGCGCAGATGGCCAGTACGGCAACGTCAGCACTCCCACGGCAGCGGCTCGCCGAGCTAGCGGCGTCGTGGCTCGCATCTGACCCGCCTCAGGGGGGCGCCAAGCGCGACCGGGACCAGGCGGCGGCCGGGTGGCTCGCTGACCACGGCGTCACGATCGGCCTCGGCACCATCGCCGCAGGGATGCTGACGGACGCGTTCGCCGCTGGCGCTGTCTCCGCCGCCGCGCTGGTCAACGGCAACTCGCCGGACACGGCCGGGTGGCAGCCAGGCGACACCTCGGGCGCCACTTCCCTCGCTGCGGGTCTTGGCCTGAGCGATGCGCTGGGCGCCGTCGTGGGTGCCGCTGGCGGTGCTGCGGCGTCGGTGCAGGCCGGCTACCTCGCCGCGCTGGGCAAGACGCTCACGGACGGCCAGGACGCCGGGCAGGGCGCGCCGCAGATCGCCAGCGCGATGAGCGGTGTGCTGAGCGACCAGGACCGCGCGGCATCGCTCGCCGCTGACCAGGTGACGGCAGCCTCCGGGCAGGCGGCGCAGGCGTTCTACGGAGCGTCCGAGGTCGGCGAGGTTGTGTGGCTGACCGAGTCGGTGAACCCGTGCCCGGTGTGCCAGGCCAACGCGGACGAAGGGCCGGTGCCGACCGGGACGCCGTTCTCGTCGGGTGACACGAATGCGCCTATTCATCCGAATTGTGCGTGCGCTGTTGTCCCAGTTTAGTCCGATTCAGCGTACTCCAGTGCCGCCGCCTCGAAGACCGAGGTGCAGTGATGGCCACCTGGGCGCATCCGGTAGCAGTGAGCGCACCAGGGGCCGGGCGGCGTGAGGTTGAGTCGCCGCGTTCGCTCAAGGTTCGTCATGCACGCCGAGCACAGAAGAAGCCGCTTCAGGTGCTCGTGAACGCACATCCCGGTCACCCGCCATTCGGGCTCATCATGCGGGCCGGGGTTCGTCTCGCGCCAGGAGCAGTCGGTCACGCGCTCAGTGTGGCAGGGGGTGGCGGCGATCTGCTGTTCGTGCGGCTGTGGAGAATTGCCAAGCTCCCACGGTGACCCGCGGAATATCACCTTGGCCAACCTCTCCGAGGCGGCAGACGCGGCCGGGATCACTGCCGGTCAGGTCGCGCAGAACATCGCGTCAACGGCCCCCCTCCTGTGCGTGCTCGCGGCTGAGCCCGTTCCCGTACCCGCACCTGAGCCCGAGGCACTGGCCGTGGCCAAGGCGGGCAGCGCGGCGGAGCAGCAGTACATCCTGGCGGTTGCCTACCAGCCGGGCATGGACCCGCGGATCGCCAAGGGTGTTGACGGCGGGCGCGATTTCTTCTCCGAGGTTGAGCTCGAAAAGGCAGCCTGGACATTTCTCCGCAATAGCCCGCGAGTCGGCTTGTTCCATGCAGACGGGACAGACCAGAACGGCGGCGCGGCCACGGTCGTCGAGTCGTACGTGTACCGCAATGAGCAGCCGTGGGACCTCGGCGACGGCGTGGTTGTCACGAAGGGCACATGGCTGGTCGGCATGGTCCTGGACGACAGGGCCTGGGCTCTGCACAAAGCGGGCAAGATAGGCGGGATCAGCCCACAGGGTGTGGCCAGGCGGCGGCGGGTCAGCTAGTCCGGCCACTCGGCATCGAACCAGCCGCAGCCCTCGTCGCCGAAGTAGTCATCCACCGGATGCCACTCCTTCAGCCGGTAGACGCGGCGGAAGCCCTGCCAGGCGAAGATCACGGTCTGCCCCGTCAAAGCTCTGACGCTCTGGGGAGTCATCTCTCCGGCGCCACGCGCCTGCCACGCCAGCAGCCCGGAGATCCGCATCTGCGGCGTGAATGCCCACAGCGGAGGCTCCTCGTCAGGACTGGCCGGAACGTGCGTGCCGAAGCAGCTGAGCGTGCCGTCCTCCATGCTCCCGGACTTTAACCCCGCGAGGGAGGCACCGTGACCGTAGCCGACGAGGACGAGTTCACCGAGTTGGTTGATGCAAATTTCGACCGTATCGACCTGGTTAAGGCCGGTGCCAACGGAGTGCCCCGGGTGCTCATCGCGAAGCAGGATGCGGCTGGCCTGCTGGACGCCGATGACGTGCGCGACCTGATCGCCAAGGCCGGGCCGGAATCACCCGGAGAGCAGGTGACCATGACCGGGAGCCCGGCCGCGATAGCCGCCCTGATCCACAACGCATCGGTCGCCAAGGAGAAGAACGACACCGCCGACCGCAAGAAGAAAGCCTCAACTGGTGCGGCAATGCCCGATGGTTCATATCCCATCGCAAATGAGGCGGATCTGACCAAGGCGATTCACGCGGTCGGCCGGGGCGGCTCCTCGCACAATGCAATCCGCAAGCACGTCATTTCGAGAGCTCGCTCCCTCGGCGCTTCCTCGAAGATCCCGGACAACTGGAACTCAGACGGCAGCCTCAAGGGAGATTCGGTGAGCAAAGCCGACACGGTGACCAAGGGCGACGCGGGCGACATGCTCGACGCCCAGACCGACGGCGGCACTGACGGCCTGGACCCGACCGTTCCCCTCGCCGCACCCGATGACGACGCTCCCGGCGACCCGACCGACCCCGGCAGCCCGGCGTGGGAGGCCATCGACGCTGCCACGGCACAGAAGTGGTGCTCGATCCTGTCCCGCGCCGAGGTCGCGCTGGAACTGCTCGCCGAGCGGGAGATGCTCGAAGCCGCGTCCGCCGATCCGTCAGACGCGGAGAACGCCTGGGATCTGCAGGACGCCTGCTGCGCCATCGACTACGTGATCTCCGTCCTCGCCCCCTACGCGGTGGCTGAGCAGTCGGAGGCGGACTGCTGCGGTGAGGACATGCTCGCCGCGGTCGGCAAGGCGATGGCCGGCGCGGAGGAGCCGCTGTCCGCGGTTGAGGCGTTCGCTGCGGTGATGAAGGCCGGGCGGGTGCTGTCCACCGCGAACGAGTCCCTGATCAGAAGCGCGGGCGAGAGCTTGCAGAAGGTTCTGGCGAGCCTGCCGCAGGCGCCGCTCGCCGATGACAGCGTGACAAAGGAGACGGCGATGGCCGCAGACGACACCAAGCCCGCTGGCGAGCCGCAGGACGTCGCCAAGGAGATCGCCCAGCCCGGAAGCGGCCTCGCGGCCGGGCTGAAGGCGGACCTGCCGTCCGTGAATGCCGAGGTGGCAGCGGTCGCGAAGGACGCTCAGGCTGCCGCTGAGCTGCAGGAAGATGTGGCCAAGGCCGGGCTGCAGGTCGCCGTCTACGACAAGGCCGGCGCCGTGTGCCTCGTGGACCGGGCCCGCATCGGCGAGCAGATCGCCAAGGCTGACGCTGACAGCGAGGGCAAGGCGAAGATGGTCGCCGTGTTCGACTCCAAGGGTGACCTGGTGGGCGTGTGCGATCCCGGCGACATCACGCCGATCGCGGGCGCTGACGCCCCGGCCGCCAACGAGGAGGAGCCGCCGGCTGCTGCTGACAAGCCAGCTGACGCCGCTCCGCCAGCAGACCCGGCTGACCTGACCCCGGCCCCGGCCGCGGACGCAGGAACGCCCGCAGACGACGTCGCCAAGGCGCAGGCCAGTGGCGATGACGAGGAAGACCCGCAGGCGGTGCTCAAGAGCATCGTCGTCACAGCCGTCAGTGAGGCACTCGGTGCGGACCCGGCGAAGGAGGAGATCGCCAAGCAGGCCGGTCTCATCGCCGCGCAGTCCGAAGAGATCGAGGCGCTCAAGGCACGGCTGGTGACGGTGGAAGAGTCGCCCGCGGCACCGAAGGTGTTCACGAACGGCGCCACCCCGCCGCCGGGAACACTGCGCGGCCAGGACAAGGGCGCACAGCCCGTGGACGTGGCCAAGGCACAGGAGATGCGGCGGCAGTTCGCGTCGGCCGACCCGGCCGAGCAGAACCGCCTTGCCACCGAGATGCAGCAGGGCGCCATCGCCACCCTGACCGCAATCCACGCCGCCGGCCCCGCCGCTTAACAAGCCAGCCCAGCCAGTCCCCGCCGCGATGCGCCGGGGACTTTTGCATGCCCCGATTGGAGGCACGCCTTGACTTCTCAGCAGGAGATCACCGAGGAAACCCTCGGTGCGATGCAGGCCATTTCCAAGGCCCAGACCAACGGCATCACCACCGCCACCGGCATCACGAACTACGACCTGTCCGGCCTCGTTTCGCAGGTTCCCGTGGTCACGCCCATGCGCGACCTGACAGCCCGCGAGGCCAGCAAGGACGGGAATAAGTTCGCCGTGTGGCGGGCGATCATGAACGCCAACAACCTGCAGCCCGACCCGGCCATCCCGTTCGACTACGCGGCCAGCGAGATCGTCATGATCGAGCAGGACTTCCAGGCCGCGTACAAGGGCATCGGCTATGCCGGGTTCGTCACCCAGGATGCCTATGACCTGGCCCTCGGCTACGCGGACCCGTATGCGGTGGAGACGTTCAACGTCCTCAACCAGGTCCTCATCGCTGACGACCGGAAGTTCGTCGGCGCCCAGTCGTTCGCGCTGCCCCAGCCGGCGCAGCCGACCCTGACCTGGCACGCCACGGGCGGCACCATCCCGGGGACCACGACCGTGTACATCGGCGTCGCCGCCCGGACCGGCTCCGGCTGGTTCTACGGCACCGGCAACAGCCAGGGCAACAGCAACAGCGGCGGGTCCAGCACCAACACCGCCGTCTCCGCGTTCGTCGCCTCGGTCAAGGGAGCCGTCTGCTACGACTGGTTCCAGAGTCCCGACGGGGCCACCTGGCACTACTACAGCACCACGACGACCAACACGGTCACCATGACCAAGGTCATCACCTCGAACCAGGCGGTTCCGTCGGGCACGTCGTTCCCGGACCTGACCACCAACTGGAAGGGCGTCGCCGCCACCGCGCCGACCTACAACTCCGCGGCGGACAACGGCAGCGCGAACAGCGCCGACTACGACGGCCTGATCGCCTCGCTGACGGGCGACTACAACGCCACCGGCCAGTGGGCCACCGCCGGCACGCAGACGCCCAACCCGGCCGTCAACAACAGCCTGGACGGCGCAGCGCTCACCCTGACCGGGGGCACCATCACGGAGATCGAGGAGTACATCTTCCTCGCCCTGTGGCAGCAGGTGAAGTGCTCGCCCACCGCGATCATGATGAACGCGGTGCAGGCCCAGGAGATCGCCAACCTCATCCTGAACAGCAACTCGGCGACCACCTTCCTCAACACCGACTCCTCGGGCCGTGTCAGCGTCACGGCGGGCGGCCGGGTCGGCGAGATCGTGAACGCGCCGGCCGGCGGCAAGACCGTCCCCATCGAGGTCCACGTGTCGCTGCCTCCGGGCACGATCGTGGGGCGCACCGACAGGGTTCCGTTCCCGCAGGCGAACATCTCCTCGGTGCTCGCGTTCCGCACCCTGCGGGACACGTCGCAGTTCGACTACGGCATTTCCCGCATTGCCAATACGGCAGGCGGCGGCCCAAGGCGCGAATTCGAGATCAAGTCACTGGGCGCTTTTGTGAATAGAGCGCCTGTTGCTATGGCGCTTCTCCAGAACGTCAGCTAACATTGCCACTAGAACCCGTGTTACAATGGACGGGTGAAGCGCTGCAGCAAGTGCGGCATCGACAAGCCGCTAGACGAGTTCCATAAAGACGCAAGGTCGCCTGACAGGCGGCAATACCGATGCAAGGCCTGCTGCATCGCTGCCGCCCGTCAGCGCGCCTTGGACAACCCTGAGGCCGCGCGTGCGGCCGGCCGGAAGTACTCCGCGTCGGCGAAGAGCAAGGCCAACCGCAAGGTGCGCAGGCAAGGCTCTCAACGCGAGCGCATTCTGGAGCAAAAGCGCGAGTCATGGGATCGGCACAAAGAAGAGAACGCGCGCCGGGCACGTGAGGCCCGCAAGGCCGATCCGGAACGATTCCGCGAGTACTACCGCCGGAAATACGAGAAGAACCGCGAGCAAATCATCGCCCAGAACCGGGCATGGGCGCTCGCGAATCCGGACAAGGTGCAAGCCGTCAGGCTGCGGCGCACCTATGGAATTACTCCGGAGGAGTTCGAGCGCAGGCTTCTGGAGCAGGACGGCCGATGCGAGATCTGCAACATTGAAATGAAACAGGCCGCCCAGCGCAACAAGGACGGTTCGATTCGAAGTCTCGGCGTTTGCATCGACCACTGCCACGCGACCGGCATCGTGCGTGGCCTGATCTGCAGCGGCTGCAACAAGGCGCTCGGGCACTTCAAGGACGACCCGGTCCGCATGCGCGCTGCCGCTGACTACATCGAAAAGTACCGCCGCGACCCTGCGGCATAAGGTTCCAAGACTCACCAGAAACCGGGGACGGAACACGCGTCCCCGGTTTCTGGCATGCCCACCGGCATCAAGGAGAACGATGGCTCGCCTTTTCTCGCTCGCGGACGCGGGCGCTGTCGATGACCCCGAGTTCGGTCACTACGAGCCGGAGGGCGACGGGAGCTTCGACTTCCCCGACGAACTGTCCGGCCGGCTGCACCGCCTCCGCCACCGCGGGCGCCCCGCGTGGGAGACCGAGATGGAGCGCATGGACCGGCGGCACGGCGAGGATCTCGCGCGCCGCCGCGACCCGGCGATGCTGTACGACGCGGTCGGGGAGTTCAGCGGCGCGCTGAAGCAGTTCGCCAGCGCCGCCACGCCCGTGGACGCGGCTGCGGAGATCGCGGAACTGAAACGGCAGATCGCGGAGATGAAGGCAGGCCCGGTGCCTGCCGCGAAGGCGGCGGCCAAGGCCGGCGACAGCAAGTAGCACGATCCTCCGGGGGCAGCCCCGGACATTTCCATCCTGACATCACTCCCGGAGGTTTCGGATGCCCCAGAACGATGGCCTCATCGCGCCATACGCCAGTTCGCTGAGCACAACCCTCACCACCCCGCAGACCGTCGCCGGCCTCATCGTCGCCCAGTCGGGCATCAGCACGCAGGCCGTCGCGGGCGGCTACCTCGGCCAGTCGATCGCCCCGGAAGTGCTGTCGCCCACCGCGCTGACGCTGGTCACAGCGTACGGTTACCTGACCCGCGTCGTCGTGCCGGTATCGGGCACCACGACCTGCCTGGACGTGGTCGTCACCTCCGCGACGTTCACGAACGCGATCTGGGGCCTGTACACCGGGACCGGCACGAACCCCGTCGCGTACACCGCGGAGTCGCACGCCACCCTCAGCGCCGCGGGTCTGTACAGCATCCCGTGGGTGACCCCGGCCGCGCTGACGCCCGGCACCTACTACGTGTACCAGGAGGTCACCGGCACCAGCCCGACGATGCCCGGCGTGATCGCCACCTCCACCGGCTCCGTCGGGGCCACGATCATGAACCCGAACGCCGCGCTGGCGTCAGGCACGCTGAACTCAGCCCTGCTGGCCTCCGGCGCGCCGACCACGATCAGCGGCACGACGCAGCTGACGTTCGGCACCGGCTGGGCGCTGAACCCCCAGAAGATCTGGTACGGCATCAGGTAACCACCACCAGCCACGCATGCCACCTCGAGCCCTAGCGCCAGGAGGCATGCGTGTCTGGTGATCCTGTCGCGTCGCTGGCGACCCTCGCTGATTTCACGGTCGGCGCGTTCAAGGATCTCGTTTCGGACTATCCGGAAGAAGCTACGCAAGAGGCCCTGAACGAGGCAACCCGGCTCATGGAGGACATCACCTCCCGGCGCCTCGCCCCGTTCACCGGCCTGACCGAGACCGTTCGCGTGGACACCATCCCCCCCGACGAGCACGCCCAGGTGCAGGTGACGAATCCGCGGCTGCCGCGGACGCCGCCGGCCGGCTTCGACCCGGTGCTGAACGCCCAGGTGCGCCACTGCTGGCTGCTGCAGCGGCCGCCGCGTTACCCCGACCTGTGGACCTACGACGTGACCGGGATCATGGTCAGCGGCGCGAACCCGTACAGCATTCCGGCCGGCCAGATCCTGTACGGCCCCGACGACGAGGGCCACATGTGGTTCCAGCCCGGCCAGTACCTGGCCGCAGGGTCGCGCATCCAGCCCACCTACGGCGGCGGCTACACGGCGGCGATCCCGGCCACGCTGGTGCGCTGCTGCAAGTACTTCGCCGCGGCGTTCATCATCCGCGAGCTCAACCCGGACACTCAGACCCCGGACCCCGACGCCCTGTACTCCAGCGCGGAAAAGATCCTCACCGACGGAAAGTGGATACGTGACCCGTCCGGGCGGTGAGCCGTGACCTGGACGTATGCGGGTGAGCCGGCCGGGTGGCGCGCGTGACTACCGCTGATGCCGTCGCCCGCGAGGCCGCGTGGCTCCAGACGACTGGCGACGCCCTCCCCTCGCTGCTGGCAGCCGATGGCGGCCCGTGGGACATCGTGCAGGCCTACTGGCCGGGCGCACGCGAGCACACGAACCTGCACGGCCTGTACGTTGACGCCCTGACGCCAGTGGACCTGCGGGTCAGCAACATGCGGGTCCGGCCGCAGTACCCGTTCGTCCTCACCCTCATCTGGCCGGTCAAGGCACAGGGCGCAACCGCCGGCACCAGCAGCAAGAGCCTCATCGCCGAGACGGAACAGCAGAACCTCGACAACGCGGCGGCGCTGGTCATCCAGCGGATCCGCGGATTTACGGGCGACAAGAGCCACGGCGGCCGGTTCCTGTCCGTGGCCGAGAATCCGCGCAAGGTCACCTACGCCAAGGAAGAGGCATCGGTGACCATTCCGCAGCACCGCGCGCTCCTGGCGAAGATCACGTACTTCGGTGATGACTACGAGGTCAACGGCTGATCTCGGGTGCCGGGCACTTTCCGCCCGCGTGCAGATCCGCTGCGGCACCGCACCGGTAGCACGGCGGCGGCGGGCCACCGGACGGCTGAAGGTTTGGCCACCGTGGCGGCGCGTGCCGGGCCTGCGCGGGCACGTCGCGGCAGGCCATGGCTAACGCCACGACCCAGCCGACGACCGTCCAGCCTAAGAGCGCGTTGATTACCATCACCGAGCCCACGTTCGGCACCTTGCGCTGGCTGGCGACAAACGATGGCAGGAAATACGCGCAGCCAATGGCGGCGAGCAGCACTAACCCAGCGAACGCACCCATGATCTCCCCCTTGGCGCGCGAACGTCCCCCGTAGCGCGCTGGCGGAAGGCTACACCGCAGGAGGCAGCCGTGACGGCCGGAAACTGGCGCTGCCCCTCCTGCCAGCAGGGTTGTGCTTACTGCACTGGCAGCGAAGGGGAAGTGCCAGTTTCGCCTGAGCCGGGTGGCCCTACGGGCGAGATCACCGTCAACTTTGAGATCGGCGGCACGGAACTGGCTGCCATCGTCGAGCAGCAGGCCTTCAGGTGGCTGCGGCGCAACCTCGGGCCAGGACCGAACGGGCTGCGGGCCGTGAACGGCTAGACGCGCTACCAGAAAGCGCAATCTTCGCAATCGCAGCATGCGCAATCCTCGCAAGTGCACCGGCATTCCAATGAGCAGGTGCACTCGTCGCCGAGCCGGCCGCAGCAGAGGATCTGGTGGCCCGGGGAGGCTGCCTGCGCTCCGGGCACATCCGGGCCCTGGGTCGTCATGCCGCCACGATAGCGCCGGGGAGTCGCTGTGAGCGTTCTGTCGCGCACGGCCAAGCTCGGCATCGCCGCCGAGTCCGTCCCCGGCGTCTACGAACTGCCCACGTTCCCGGTGGTCTTCTCCTCCGGCGCCAAGTACAAGCAGGTCATCACCCCGTTGCGGGACATCGCCCTGCGCGGGTCCGACTCCGAGCTCCAGGACCTGCTCCAGGGCCCGGCATGGTCGGAGTGGGTCATCCCCTCGGACCTGTACCCGGACCTGATCGGCTTCTGGCTCGCGTCCCTGGTCGGCCCCGACACCTGCACCCCCGGCGTCTCCACCACGCTCACGGCGGCAGCGAGCGCGGGCGCGGAAGCCGTCTCCCTCGCCGCTGAGCCTGCCGCTGGCGCGGTGCTCATGCTCGGCTCCGGTGCGGCGCTGGAGTACGCGCAGGCAGGCACACCGACGGGCTCCGGGCCGTACACGGTGCCGCTGACCACCCCGCTGCGGTTCAACCACCCTGACGGCGACGCTGCGGTTTCCCAGTCCCAGCACGTGTTCACGCAGAACCAGGAAGGGCCGACGTACAGCTGGCCCCGCTGGAGCCTGACCTGCGACGACGGGACGGGACCGCTCGGCTGGCCAGGGACCGTCGTCTCCTCGCTGGCGGTCAAGATCAGCAGCGACGGGACGGCGAAGCTCACCGCGAGCGCGAGCGGCTTCCCGCCTGCTGCGGTGGAGACCTTCGCCTGGGAAGGGACGGCCGCTCAGCCTGCCTACGGGTGGTCGTGGGCGGTCACCACCGGGGGCGGAGCGTCCACCCGTGGCCAGCAGATGGACCTGACCCTGCACCGGGACCTGGGCATCTGCCCGACCGTGTCCGGCCAGCAGCAGCCGCTTGGGATCTGGCCGGGGCCGCTCCAGGCTGACGGCACCTACACGGCGATCTTCGAGGACGACAGCGACCTTTCCCAGTTCACCAGCGGAATCCAGGACCCCGTCGTTCACTCGCTGGTGCAGCCCGTCCTCGCCGGGGGCTGCTCGGTCACGCTGACGATGCCGCGCTCCGGGTGGATCGCCGGGGAGCCTGTCACCGCAGGCGACTACTTGGCCGCAACTTTCCAGTTGTCCGGGATTGCGCAGCCAGCAGGCGGGGCGGCGTTCACGGCCACGGTGCTCAACTACGTGCAGTCGGCATATACGTAGCCGGCGGTTGCACGCGGACGGCCGCGCGCTTAGCCCCCTCGCTGAGCAGATGCTCGGCCATGTCGTCCCAGTCAGGATCCTGCGGGGGCGCCACCAGTGTGCCGACCCAGATGACGTGGCCCGAAATGCCGTACTGGCGGAAGTGGTAGTGCACGTTGCGCGCATCCTGGCGGGCCAGCGAAGGTGACCCGCCCTTTGGCCACTCGATGGCGTACACACCACCGGCCAGGGTCGCCGAGTCGACCGGGAAGTCCTGCCCGGCCAGCGGGCCATCCACGTAGAGCGGGTGCAGTTGCTCGCTCACTGCCGCACCTCGTCCAGCAGCCCGAGCAGTTCTGCCTTGGTGATGACGGCCCCGGTTTCCGGCATCGTGATCGGCTCGCCCGTGCGCAGGCAGGCGGCCACCTCCGCACCGTGGCCATCCATCCAGTCGGCGAAGTGCGCCATCTTCACCACGGCGGAGAACTTCTCCAGCGCGGCCACCCGCTGCTCCAGGGCCTCAAGCCGGTCCTCGCTCATCCGAACAGCCTCCCGTAGTCCGGGTGGTCACTGTAGACCGCAGCCTTGGCACAGCAGACCATCGACAGCGCTTCGGCCGTGGCAGTCAGCGGATCGAGCGGGCTGCTTCCGGCCACCAGCAGCGAGCCTTTCCACACGCTCAGGATCTTCCGCCAGCCCTCCACTTCGTGGAGCACGCGCACCGGATCGTTCAGCGCAATGTGGCGCGCGACAGATTCGGTGTCAGCGGCTGCGGCGTGCTCGATGGCAAAGCCTTCCTCGCCCTGGTCGTCAATCACCCAGGCGCGGTCGGATCGCTCGCCCCAGACGTGCCACCGGTCGCCGTGGTCGTACTGCCATGACGCAGCCTTCGCCGCCGCCTCGTCCTCATCAAGCCGGGCCCGCACGAACGCCTGCTGCTCCTCGGTGATCATCCCGTCATCGTCCCACGTCACGCCCAGGAGGCCGCCATGCCTGAGAGCGCGGTAGACGACCTGGTCCACGCGCACGAGTGGGACGACGCCATCGGCGAGATCGGCATTGAGTGGCCAGCCCATGCGCAGGGCACCAGATGGGTAATCGCCGGCTGGGGCGTCTCGCCCTTCAACGCTGACGGCCCGGTCACGACCATCTCGGAGGTCACGCTTCACGCCAAGGCCAGCGGCATCCTCTGGGCCGAGGTCGTCATGTTCACCGACGAGGACGGGCAGCCCATCTACCGGACGCCAGCGAAGCTGCACCTCGGCCAGGACGGCAAGCCCGTCACCGGCACGTTCCGGTTCGTGGTCACCGAGATGCGGATCGCCGAAGTGCGGGAACTCCAGCACGCCAAGCGGGGCACGGCCAGCAACTTGACGCCAGTCAGTCGGCGGCCGGCCAGTCAATCAGCACCCACGGCGTCGGACTGAACTCAATCCCGCGTCGCTGAAGGTCGGCGAACGCGGCATTGGCCGACTCCGTGCCGTAGCCGCCAGCGAATCCCCGGCGCCAGTGCTCCGCCATGTCGGCCATCGCCCTTGCGTGACGGCGTGCCCGTCGCAGTGCAAGGCGTGAGGCCAGCCATCCCATCCCGCCAGTCTCCCACTCGCTGCCGCTCTTAAGCCCCAGGAGGCCGCCATGCCTGAGTCCTTCACCTTCTGTGGCTGCGTAGCCTCCAATTTTCCGGAAAGCCGCGACGCTCACGCGGACATCGTCGGCTACGTCAAGCCGGGCGATGAGCGCGAGTTCGACGCTCCCTTCGGTGCCACACCCCCGGAAGACGCTGACGAGCGCGCCTGGTGGTTCCCCGCGCCCACCGCTGACTGGTTCCCCAGTGACGGGCCGCTGCCGAAGCGGCTGGCGGACCCGGAGCCGGAAGCGGCTGAGAGCGCGCCAGCGGCTCCTGCCCTGCCGCCACCTGCGCCCAGGCCCGTGACGCCGCCACCGGCCGCCTCCGCGCTGCCCAGCGGCACCGACGACGCCTGACCTGCACTTCCCCGCAGACCTACCGGACGGCAATGGCCCGGCCCGGCTATCCCACCTGCCCATTGACTGACAGAAACGGGTGGTTTCCGTGAGCAACCTGGCCGTTCCGAGCCCAATCTTCCCGCCCGCCGAGCGGTACATCGGGATCGCCCGCGAGATCGCTGGCCGCGGGCAGAGCCCCGCAAGCGGGTACTACGAGCTGCCCTGCGGCGGGTTCAACCCCGACCCGAAGGTCAACTACGTCGAGGACAAGGGTCTTCGCGGGGCGATGACCTCGATCTTTGACATCCAGCCGGCGGCCTACTGGGCCGAGATCACCGTCCCCGACTCGCCGCTCTTCGGCGACACAATCGGGCACATTCTTGCCAATATGCTTGGGGACTGGACAGATGTGGGCACGGCGTCCACCCCGACGTGGACCACCTCGGCCGCGCTGACCCCCGGCGCCGGCCCCATCGCTGTCACATCCGCCACCTCGGCAGTCGCCGGGACCTACATCCAGATCGACACCGGGACCAGCGCCGAGGTCGTAACCGTTGGCACCGGGTCCAGCGCGACTTCCATCGTCGTGGACGCCACGACGCCGATACGGTTCGCCCACGATTCCGCTGTGACCGTCACGACCGTCATAGCACCGTTCACACACACCTTCGCCACGCTGAACCCGGCGTCGGCGACCGGTGACATCTCGGGGCAGCCGCCGTCTCATACGCTGATCGACCGCAACCAGACGGGCGGAGCGGACAATTACTACATAGACGCTTACCCGTACGCATGCATGAGCCAGCTCAAGCTCACGGGCGCAGCGACCGGGCTGCTCATGTGGAGTGGCAACTTCTCGGCGTGGCCGCAGACTGCACCCGCCGCGGCGATTACGCCCACCCTGTCCACCTCGCGGGCCATGCCCGGCTGGAAGGGCACGTCCACGATCGGCGGCACCGGGGCCTACAACGTGAGCGAATGGACGGTTACGCTCACCCGGGAAGTGGAGCCGCTTCCGGCAATCGACGGCCAGCAGGCACCCTATGTCATAGCCCGGGGGCCTTTGGACGGTACGTTCGATTTGGACTGGAATCCGGCGGTCTCGCAGGATCCGCTGAACTATATGCTCAATAACACACAACCCACCCTGAACTGGACAACCAGCAACGGGCTGAGCGACGCGGATGAGATCTCGTTCTCCTTCCAGGCGCAACTCGGGGCGTTCAACAAAGCCGCCCTTACCGCCAACAAGACCACGTTCGGGTACAAAACGTCCGGAATTTTGGGGGGGAATGTCTCGAACGTGAACAACTCGGGCGGCTGGGGCGTCTGCACCATCGTGCTTGTCAACGCGACGCCCGGCTACTAGCTCAGAACAGCCCATCCTGGGCTTGGGCCCGTACCGCTTTGCTCTGTCGGGGTGCGGCGGCTACGGCGAGCACGGCCTCCAGTTCACGCACCCTCGCCTGCAGCGCGTCCCGCTCACTGGTCAGTTCTCCCACCGTGCGCTTGTTGTTGTTCTGCTCGGTGTGCGTCGCCCAATGGCAGTTCGCGGGCTCGTAATCCCCGTGAACGTTCTGCCGTTCGACGGAATGGTGACGGCTCGGACGAGGGCCCATGTCTGCGGCGAAGTTCAGCAGGCCATCGGGCAGGCCGCTCCAGCGATCACAGAGACTTATGCCGCGACCTCCGTAATGCTGAAACTCAGGCGCATTCGGGTTAGTCGTGCGCGTCACGATGCCACGCCAGATGCCGTAGAGCGGGTGCTTGCACAGGCCGTGCTTGATGCGGCTCTCCTGACCGAGGCATCCGCATGACCTTGTGGACCCTTGCTTGACGTTGGCGGCAATCGCCGAGGTCGTCTCAGTGCCGCATTCGCACCTGCAGCGGGGGTGGTCCGTCGAGTGCATTGCGTCTTCCAGCAGCGTCAGGCGCCCACCCACGTACCCTGCCGGAAGGTATATGCGACCAGGAAAGTTGATCATTGAGCGTCCCGGCGGCCGACCCGCCCGGCCGCAGATGCAGTCCAGTTGATCGACTTGCCTCAGCAGGAACTGGATGCTGATCAAGCGCTGGTTTCCGCAGATGCACCGGCACGGCATCAGGTCGTGCTTGTAGTCGTCAAGCAGCGTCCAGGTCCCGAGTACGTCGCCGGCTTTCGCTGAGTAACGGTGCCGCAAGCTGCCGTCCGGGCCGGGGTCACCTGTCCTCTTGACCCGCAGCCAGTGCATCTGGCACCAGCCATCGGCGTAGTGCGATTTCGGGCACTTGCCGGCGCGGCAACCACCCGGGCGATGGGGCTTCATTCCCTTGGCGCGGCGGCGAACCTCGGCCCGAGCAGCCTCGCAGGCTGCGTTCCGGTGGCAGATCCCCATCGTGTTGCGGTCCTGAATTGGCCCTCCGCAGACACTGCACTGCCGGGCCGTGACCTTAAGCTTGGGCATGTCGGCTCCTAGGTAGCTCTAGCTGAGTCGGCAGACCGTCGCCGGGCGCCAATCCTGGCGGCGGTCCTTTTACGTCCAGCCATTCTATCGCTACTCACCGTCATCAATGGCGGTCCACACACGTGTTCGACCAGGAGGCAGCATGCGAATCGAGATTCCCGGGCCCGGCAGTCATTGGGTGGAACTCCGGGATCCCGATTCGCTCACCGCGGCGGACGACGACGCGTGGGGCCGCGTGATTCAGCAGGCCTGGGCGGCTAAGGCCGAAGCTGAGGCCGACGCCGAAGACGACGCGCCGAAAGCGAAGCTGCGCCTGACCGGCGACATGCTCAACGAGCGCCGCGACGACCTGCTGGCCTCCCTCATCACCGACTGGTCCTTCGCTGCGCCCGAAGCGGTCCCGCACATCCCCCTGCCGTACTCGGCGGAGTCCCGCAAGCTGCTGCCCCTCGCTGCGGGCAAGGCCCTGGCTGAAGCCATGAAGCCGCACCAGGAAGCACTGAACGCCCCGTCGGGCCCAAAAGAGCCGTCACCACCGACGAGTACGACGGATACCTCTGGCTCCGCCAGTACCTAGAGGGAACGGTCCGTGAGCCGCCGCCGGGTCTTGACGCCCGTACGGCCCGCAGCGCGAGGTGGTTGATCAGGTACCAGCTGAAGCCGTGGGAGGTCGACATGCTCCCGCTCGGCGTGTACCGCTGGCTGGACCCGATGGCCGTCTGCATCCAGGCGATAGAGAACGGCGGCTAGCCCGTGGACCTCGGCGGCCTCGCCGCAGCCCTGGACCGCGCCGCAGACAAGCTCGGCGACGGGGGCCACGAGATTGCGGACCGGTTCGCCCCGGACTTCCTGGACGCGTTCAAGGGCTACACGCCACGGCTTACCGGGGCGCTCCGCAGCTCAGAGGACGTCACGGTCTCGGGCAGCGGGTGCACGGTGAGCACCCACCTGCCGCTGTACGCCAGCTTCAGGAACGATGGCGGGGACATCTCCCCGAAGCACACCTTCGTGGACAAGCGCACCGGGAAGGTCAGGGAAGGTTACCTGCACTTCAACGGGACCTTTGCGAGGCACGTCCACCAGGAAGGCTCCCATTACCGGGAGCGCACGATCGCCTGGGCGTCGGGCGCGATAGGCCCGATCTGCGAGGAGATCGTCCAGCAGATCCTCGATCTGTCCGGACTCTGAGCACGCTGGCGCGGCCGGGGGTGATCCCGCATGGCCGACGTTGAGGCAACCGTTGACATCAACGTTGAGGGTGCCGGGTCGCTGCGGGACGCTGCCGAGGCGGCACGCGACCTCGCAGCAGCACTAAAGGACGCCGACGCGTCGGCTGGCTCGATCAGCGGCGCGTTCGGGTCCGCTGCCGAGGCGGCCGGGAAACTGCGCAACGACGCCGAGGAAGCCGCCAAGGCCCTCAAGTCCATCCGCGACGCCGGGCTCGGGGTCGGCGACGTCGCCGCTGGTGCTGAGGCTGCGGCCAAGGGTCTCGCCTCGATGCGGGACGACGCCGCAGAGGCAGAGGCCGCGGTCCAGTCGCTCGCCACCACTGGCGACGACATCGCGGACATTGCCCCGGCCGCTGATGCTGACGCCACGGCGCTCGGGCACCTGCGTGACGAAGCCCTTGAGGCCGAAGCGGCGCTTGACTCGCTGGGCACGTCAGGCGCAGGGCTGGCCGGGGATGCGGCGTCGGCGGATGCGCTGGCCAGTTCCCTCGGCCACGTCCGGGACGAGGCGGCCGAGGCCGCCGCCGCTGTAACCGCGATGGACGCTGCGGGTGCCGGCGGCGGCGCTGCGAAGGCGTCCGGGATCGCGGCCACGGCTGATGAGATCTCGGAAGCCAACGAGCGGTTCTCGGCGCTGTCGGGCGAGCTTCGCGAGTTCGACCAGGCTGCCGGCGGGGCGGATATCTCCACCTCCGGCCTGCACAACGATCTTGAGGACCTTGGCCAGAGTCTCGGCGAGATCGACGCCAGGGGCGGCACGGCCGCGTCCACGCTGGAGGACGTCCACCAGCGGATGGACTCGCTCAGCGACGGGCTGGATGACGCTGAGAGCCGGCTCGGCCAGTTCGGCGGGACCGTCCCGAGGGTCGTTGACGGCCTGCACAACTTCGCTGGCCAGTACGACGAGATCTCTGACTCCCTGGATAAGGGCGCACCTGCGGTTGAGCACGCGGGTGCGGATCTGGATGGCCTGCGCAAGTCCATCGACGGCATGGCCTCATCGCCGGGCATCAATTTCCTGTCTGGCAGCGGCTCGGGCTGGCTGTCCACCCTGTTGGGCAAAACTCCCGATATCGCTCTCGGCACGGCTGCCGACATCGAGAACATCTCGAAGTCGATGGAGGACGCCGGGGGCGAGGCAAGCAGTTTCGGCGACTCCCTGTCCAGCGCGTTCGGCCCCATAACGTCCAAACTCTCGCCAATGTCCGGTGCGATTGCCGGCCTGGTGGGCCTGGTGGGCGGCCTCGGGCCGGCGTTCGGGACTGCCTTTGCGGGCGGCGGCGTGGCACTCGGCGGGTTCGCCGCCCTGGCGCTGCCGACGCTGTCCAAGATCGAGACCAGTTACGAGAACGTCGCGACGGCTCGCAAGACGTGGACGCAGGCCGAGCAGGTCGCCAAGGTCGACCCGACCAAGACCAACCTTGAGGAGGCCGCCACCGACGCGGCCAAGCTGAAGGTTGCCTATCAGGATGTCCCGGCCACGATCCGGCCCGTCATCCAGGCGTTCGGGAACCTCAAGACGCAGTACGACTCGATGGCGAAGTCGTTCCAGCCTGAGGTGCTGAAGGTAACCGGGGATGCCCTGTCGGCGGTCTCCGAGGGCATTTCGCAGTTCCTCAAGCCGGCGGCGAATCTCGGCGGGAGCCTGCTCGACAAGGGCATCAAGAATCTCCAGACGTTCATGGAGTCCGGCGGCGCGGTCAAGACCTTCAACGACCTGCTGAAAGAGACGCCCGGGGCGGTCAAGTCGGCGGGGTCGGCGATCTCCAGTGTCGGGAAGTTCATCGGCGACGCGTTCGGCGGCGTGGGAGTCAAGGGCAGCGAGTCGTTCATCAAGTCGTTCGACGGCCTGCTGAAGGCCATTGGCCCCGGCGCGGGGACTGCGGTCAAGGGCCTGGCTGGCGCCCTGAAGGACGTCATGAGCGACGCGACCCTGGCCGCGCCGCAGATCGGGAAGATGGCCAGCAGCCTGGGCGCCCTGGAGAAGGTTAACCTGTCGGGCCTGAAGGGCCAGATTCAGTCAATCCTCGACATGGGCAACAAGGCCGGCGGCGGCAACGCCAGTGGCGGCAAGGGCGGCTTGCTCGGCGGCCTGCTCGGCGACGTCAAGCAGTTCGAGGGGGACTGGAACGTAACGTTCCCCAAGAGCTGGGACGTTGGCGGCAAACTAGGCAATGCCGCCAAGCAGGCACTCACCCAGATCATCCCGGGTCTCGGCTCGTCACTGAAGCCGCAGACGCTGCACTTGCCGATCAACGTTGACCCGAAGGTCGACGTCAAGGGCGGCCACATCGACACGGGCGCGCTGGCGCACCAACTGTCCGGCGGATCGGCGCTCCCGCTGCCGGTCAAGGTGGAACCCAAGATCGACCCGGGCGCGATGGTGAAGTCCCTGAACCTGGGCGGCCCGAAGGTCCCTGTCCCCGCCGAGGCGAAGGTCGACAAGGCCGACACCTCGGGCCTCAAGGGCGGCGACACCAAGGTCCCCGCGACGGCCCAGGTGGACAAGGTAGACACCTCAGGCATCAACAAGGCCGCGAGCAACGTCAAGATCCACGGCGTCACCGTCGACCTGTCCGACGCGAAACTGTCCGGCCTGACCGCGCTCACGTCGTCGCTGAACTCGGCCGGCTCCTCCGCCGGCCGCTCGTTCGACACGGGCCTCGCCTCGGGCATCAACGGCGGCGCCGGGCAGCCGGAAGCCGCAGCGCAGCATGTCGTGGCCGAGATCAAGTCGGCCCTGTCCTCCCTCGGCGGCGCAGGCTCGGCAGCAGGTGCCGCTCTCGGCCAGGGCCTGGCAGCAGGTATCGCCGCGTCCACCGGGGCAGCGGTAGCCGCAGCGCGGACCATGGCCAACGAGGTCACGGCAGCGGTGAAGGCCGCCCACGGCACGCAGTCCCCGTCCAAGGTGTTCAAGGGCATCGCCCAGGACGACGTGAAGGGCTACATCCTCGGCCTCGAAGGCGGCAAGTCCCAGCTCGCCACAGCAGCGAAAGACGCCGCCAAGGGCATCACGGCGCCGTTCACCGACAAGACGATCACCGACACGATCACCAAGCTCCAGACCGACCTGAAGGACGCGCTGAAAGCCGGGACCATCTCCCCGTCGCAGGAGACCGGCATCTCGGCGTGGCTGGACGCCGACAACAAGCGCCTCATGTCGCTCGCCAAGCAGCGCAAGGACATCGAGTCCAAGATCACCGCAGCCGATGCCCTGTACAAGTCGGTGGACCAGGCCACTGTTGCCGGCGCGAACGTGGCCACGTTCGCCGGGAACGTGACCTCGGGCGCCTCCTCCGGCAGTTCGTCGGACGGCTCATCGTCGTCGGGCACCAGTTCGTCGCCGTACGGGTCGGCCGGGACGCCGCTCGACCTCGCGCAGCAGAACGCCCAGGCGGTCGCCATGGCCAACCAGATGACCGGCAACACGATGAACATCAAGGCCCCGGCGTCCCTGACGGCCAGCGACTCCATCCAGGGGCAGCTGCAGCAGTACCTGAGCCAGACCCGCGCGTTCACCGGCGACATCAAGAAGCTCAAGTCCGAGGGCCTGGACTCCACGTCCCTGCAGCAGCTTCTGCAGGCCGGTGTCAGCGGCGGGGGCCTGTCCTCCTCGAAGATGCTGCTGTCGGGCGGGTCCAAGGGCGTGCAGGAAGTCGCCTCCCTGCAGAAGCAGATCGCCGCGGCGGCCAAGAACCTCGGGACTGTGGGCGCGAACGCCGCATACGAGTCGGGCAGCCAGATCGACGGCGGCCTCGCGGCCGGGCTCAAGTCCGAACTGGGGTCGGTGACGGCGGCGATCAAGTCGATGGCGTCGCAGATCGTGGACGAACTGCAGAAGGAACTGAAGATCAAGTCCCCGTCGCAGGTGACGTTCGACATCGGCGCCCAGTTCGCGGCGGGCATGGCGGGCGGCATCACGTCGGGCGGCCCGATGGTGGGCGCGGCGGCGAAGGAACTGGCCATCGTCGCGTCCCGGGGGGCTTCCGGCTACGGCGGCGGGTCAACGGCGCACCCGATGCCCATCGTCGCCGGGGGCGGCTCAGGCGGGGGCGGCGGGTCGCAGACGATGCATTTCCATCTCGAGGTAGGCGGCCAGGAGATCGCCCAGGTCGTGCAGACGTACACACTCCAGCATGCGCGGCGGAACACCGGCAGCGGGCTGCAGCTATCGGGGCGCGGGACCTAGCGGCGGTTCAGACCGCCGCCGGATCCCCTACCGGCTCGCGGGACACGGCCTGCCACGCACCGGGGGCGTAGACAGCAACCATCTCGGCCTCTGGGCCGGTCACGTACAGGTGACCTTCGTCAAGGTGGAAGTCCTCGGCGTCGTACAGGGTGAAGTCGTCCGCTGAATGGACGGCGATCTTCTCAGTAGTCATGGCTCGAATCGTAGCGCTGAGTCGCCCTGCGCTTACCGTGCGCTGACGGCACGCCACGCGAACAGCATGGTCGCGGCCACGGTGAAGATGCCTAGCGCGATTGGGACCGCTGCGGCGGACCAGCCGACGTACGTCACCAGCGGGACAATCGCGGCAAGGTCTACGAGCGCGGTGGCCGTCATCGGGAGCAGCCAGATACGCCACCATTCCCTGCGCCGATCGCTATTCCGGTCCCGGTAGCCCAGTGCCGCCCTTGCTGCTGCCTCACCCCGCAAGCGATTCAGTTCGTACTCAACCCGGCAGCGCAGGGCCTCGGCCTCAGGCGACAGTTCAGGCATTGCGCCAGCGTAACGCCCCGGAAGGGAGCGCCATGCTGACCGTGACCTGCCTGCGCTGCGGCGACTCCGTCTTCGCTGCCGATGTCCTGAGCGGTCACCTGAAACTGCAGTGCGGCTGCTGCCCGCTTCCCCATGACCACGGGCAGGCAGCCATCACCAGCGGCGTTCCCTGCCGTCCGGTGCGCATCAGCCCGCCCCCGATGGTCCTGCGGGCGGGCTGATGGGCGGCTGGGATTCCGGCGCTGCGGCAACGTCCATGGCGGCAGCCCTGGGCATCGCGGCCTACCCGTCAATCTCCGGCGTGCATCTGCGGCTCGGCTCAACTGCCCCGACAGCGCCGACAGGCAGCGGGTACATGACCGAGCTTGTCGCCACCGGCTACACCGCCGGGGGGCTGCTCGTCACGTGGGCCATGCCCTCTGGCACGCCGGCGCTCACGTCCAACACGTCGGTCCCGCTCTGGACCAACAGCGGCACCACGCCGTGGGCAGTGACCGGCGCCGAGATCTGGACCACGCAGGCAACCCCCGTGCGCCAGTTCCAGGGCGTATGGGCCGGTGCGCCCCTGCTTATACCACCTGGTGACGAACTGGCCCCGGCAGCTGGCGGCCTGATTTTGTCGCAGTCGTGAGCTGACATGGCATTCGTCACCTTTGGCCCCCAGGTGGTTGTCCTCACCGGATCTGGTCAGTGGCAGTGCCCGGAAGGCGTTACGTCCGTTTCCGTCCAGGCATGGGGTGCTGGCGGCGGCGGCGGGGTCTGGAACGGCGGCTCAGGTGGCGCGGGTGGCGGTGGTGCCTACGCGGCGAACACCGCTGTCGCTGTCTCGTACCCGAACCTGTACAACTTCGCCGTGGGCCAGGGCGGTGCCGGGGGCCTGCTGGTCACCAGCAACGGCATGTACCCCGGAACCGCCGGCGGGGCGACAAGCTTCACCGGCACCTCGGTCACGGTCACCGCGAACGGCGGCCAGGGCAGCGGCACCAACGGCTACGCGGCCGGGGCAGGCGCCACCGCCGGGTCAGCCCCGATCGCCCACGCTGGCGGTGCTGGCGGTGCCGGGCAGACGGGACTCAGCGGCGAGCAGGCCAGCGGTGGCGGCGGCGGCGGAAGTTCCGCCGGGACCGCGTCAGCCGGGGCAGCCGGGCAGATCGGCGGCCTGTCGTCCACGCCGAACCCGTCCGTTCCCACGGGTGACGGCGTTGGCGGCAACGGCGGAACCGCCCCCTCTGGCGGCGGTGCTGGCGGCAACGGCGGCACCTACGCCAGCGCGTTCGCCGCCAACGGCCAGCCCGGAAGCTTCCCCGGCGGGGCTGGCGGCGGATCCTGCGGCCTCGGCCCGGGGCGTGGCACCGCTGGCGGGAACGGCGCCAACGGCCAGATCCTGCTCACCTACGTCCTGCCGCCTGTGTGGACATGCCCCGCCGGCGTGTTCTCGGTCCTGGCCGAATGCTGGGGTGCTGGCGGCGGCGGGGGCGCGAAGTCCTCTGGCGGTGCCGGTGCTGGCGGCGGCGGGGAGTACGCGGCGCAGATCGTCGCCACCACGCCCGGCGATACGTACAGCGTCACGGTCGGTGCTGGCGGGGCCGGGTCAACGACCCTCGGCTCGGCCGGGTCGGCTGGCGGCAACTCCCTCTTCCCTGGCGATTCGGTAACGGTCACCGCTCACGGCGGCTCGGCTGGTGCCGGGACCACGTCCGCTGGTGCTGGCGGAACCGGCTCGTCAGCGACTGCGCATTATTCAGGTGGCTCGGGCGGTACCGGTGCCTCTGGCGGCGGTGGAGGTGGCGGGTCTTCGGCTGCGGCCGGGTCCGCGGGCAACGCGGGCGGCAACGCCACCTCGTCCGTGGCCGGCGCTGGCGGGGTCGCGCTCACCGGGGGCGGTCCCGGTGCGGCTGGGGGTGCCTCGGGCCAGCCTGGCGGCCTGACGCCCCTGAGCGGCCCTGGCGGCGGCGGAGGCGGCGGGGACGGGGCAGCGGGAGGGTCCGGGTTCGCGGGCCGTGTCACGCTCACCTGGGCTGTTGCCAGCATCCAGTGCACCTCGTCGTTCACCGCGTCCCAGTTCGCCGCGCCGCAGGTCGTCAACCAGTGGTGCGACACGACGCCGCACAACCCCGTGTTCGGGCCGTCGCTGCCGCTGAACGCATCAACGGTCGTCGCGCTGGACCCAGAGTCGTCGGTCGGAGATGGCACCGGTGTCCCGACAGCGGGCAACTGGCTGTTCACCGTCATCGGCTGGCACGCGGCACAGTCCCCGGTCACCATCAACTGCGGCGACGACGTCCGCTCCTGGTGGCGCCCTCAGGCGCCCTCGGACGCCTCGGGCGGCTCGCGGACCACCATCTGGTACACGCCGAACGTGATCCGGCCGCCCGGGTACGTTTACGTCGCGCCGAACGGATACGCTCCCGGCTTCTCGGTGCTCGTCGTGGAGGTCGCCGGGCTCGGTGACTGGGACCTGACCCTGGCGTCCGCCGGGTCCGCGCCCGCTGCCACGTCGCTGGACATGTACTGCCCGGCGGGAACCATCAGCGACACCTACACGGCCGGGGTGCTGAGCCCGGTCCTGCACCCCATCAGCGACACCGGGGCCGCTGCCACGCCGCAGGTGACGTTCTTCCTCGCCGCGGCCTGCGGGGACTCCGTAGCCGCGCAGACGGCGCTGGAGCCCTACGGCTGGACGTCGCTGGCCACCGTGACCTGCAACAACGGCACGGACGCCTCCTCCGATGCTGTCCTCACCGCAGCGTGCACCATCTCCACGAGCGGCCAGAACATCACCGCAACGGCGGTTGGCGCGGAGAACCTGTCCGGCATGATCATCGCGGCGGTGATCGACGCGCCGTCGCCGGTCCCGGTAGTCAGGAACACGGTCTGGCCATACGTGATCGCTGAGGCGGCGTTCGGCAGCGGGATGCAGACGCCGCCCGACCAGATGGTGTGGACGAACATCCAGTCGCCGCAGGGCGGTCACCGGATGCGGTCCTGGTCGGAGACCACGGGCATCCAGTACGAGCTCGATCAGCTCGAGGCATCCGAGACCGAGATAGCCCTCGACAACCCGGACGGCTACCTGAGCCCGTCCAACCCCGGCTCGCCGTACTACCCGTGGATCACGCCGGGAACGCCGATCCGGCTGCGCTGCGTGCCCCCCAATGGCAACAGGTGGCACATCATCCAGCGCAACATGGAGCGGTGGCCGCAGTCGTGGGAGAAAACGTTCCGCGGCATCTCCAACGCCACCGGCACCGATCTGTGGAGCACGGCCAACCGCTACGTCCCGGCCTGCTACCGGGCTGAAGTCCTCGCCGACTCGCCCGGCTGGTGGTGGCCGTGCGACGACAGCGGGGTCAACCAGGCCACGTCCCTGGTGAACGCCGCGCCCGCGTCGGACACGGCGCTGGACATCGTCGTCAGCCCGAACGGCATCGGGTCCTACGGGCCGTACAACGGCGCCGGCGGGGTCTTCGCGTACGTCGCGATCCAGCAGTTCGCGCAGCAGTCCGGCTGGATGTACGGGGACAGCTTGAGCGCGGCGTGGCAGCAGACCGGCAGCGGGGTCTCCACCTGCGGCCGGTACCTGTCCGCTAACGACACGTTCCCGTCCCTCGCTGACGGGGCAACCATCGAGATCTGGTGGCAGCCCGCCCTCGCCAACGCGGGGTACAGCATTCCCCCGGCGATTCCCGAAGTGCCGCTGCCGCAGGGCTACACCGGGCAGCCGATGACCGGCCGGGAACTCACCTTCACCGGGGTCGCCGTCGCGCCGCTGACCATCTGGGAAGCCGCGAACGAAGACGGCCCGCTGGCCATGCTGTGGCTCGACAACCACTCCCAGCTGACGTTCACCACCTGGTCCGGCGGCGTGGCAAGCTCCACGGTGATCTACAGCATCTACCCGGAGAACTACCTGTGGGACGGCGCCTGGATGGGCGTCACCGTCACCATGACGCAGGACTCCTGGACCGTCTACGTCAACGGCGGCGTCATCGCCACGGTCTCCGGCACGGCCGGGATGCCAGCGAACTGGGACTGGGTCTTCTACGGCGGGGCCACAACCGCGGCGACGGGCAACACCGGGGCACCTCCGACCGCCTCGACGATCACGGGCATCCCGTGCGCCGCGTGGTCGCACCTGGCGATCTACCCCGGCGTCCTTCCCGCTGCCAGGGTGATGGCGCACTTCCTCGCCGCGTACTCGGCGTTCGGGCAGCTTCCCGCACCCACGGTGGCCTGCCAGTTCTTCGGCAACGCGGCGGGCGGCCCGACGTACTACCCGGACGGCAACGCCTACCTCAACATCCCGTTCTTCAACCTGATCGGCGCCGGCAGTTCCTTCTACTCCCACGGCGTGGACCGCTCAGTCCTCGCCTGCTACGTCACCGCCACGGCGGGTGACCTGACCTCGGCCGTCTCCCAGCCCGAAAGCGTGAACCTGTTCACGATCTCCGAGGGCGCGCAGACGGGCGAGGCGTGGCTGTCGGCCACCGGCCTCGCGCCTGCCTACTCGTTCTGGGTCGGCAACACCGGGGGCGGCGAGCAGCTTCTCGGCTCGGGCATCCTGCCCTACATCTACTGCACGTCCTACGCCCCGCCTGACGCCCCCGTGCCGCCTGCGGAAGCCTCCGCGCTCGGTGACTCGGTGCAGAACCGCATCGAGCGGCTGCTGTGGTCCGGTGGCGTGACATCGCCGCAGCGGTGCATCGACCCCGCTGACCTGGCCTGCGTCGCCGAACTCGACACGGCGGGGCAGTCCTGCGGCGACAACATCTCCAACATCGTCCAGTCCGACGACGGGCTGATGTACGTCGACACCTGCGGGAACCTCTGCTACTTCTCCCGCCCGCACCTCGCCGCCCAGTCCCCGGCGTGGCATCTCGGCCCGCTCGTCGACTACGGCCAGGTTCCCTACCTGCCGGACGTCACGTTCGACACCGACCCGCAGCGCGTGTACAACGACATCGCCATCACCCAGTACGACGTCACGTCCGTTCCCGCAGGCGAAGCCGGGTCAGCGACGGGCTCCGGTGAGACGCACGGCGGCCTCGTGTTCGGCCCTGCCGCGCAGTACGCCGCCGCGGTCGATGAATCCCTGAGCCAGTACGGCGACTGCCAGCTTCAGTTCACCAGCTACCTGCAGGACACCTCGCAGATCCAGGACCAGGCGTCGTGGGTGTTCGCGACCTACGGCACTCCCCGCCAGCGGGTCACGTCGCTGACCGTGGACGCGGCAGCGATGGCGGGTGTGGCGGGGGCGTGGGAGTACGTGCTGAGCGTGAACCCGGGCGACGTCGTGCAGATCACGCAGTGGATGCCCGGCCAGCAGGCTTTTACGGGGATTTGGCGCATCACGCAGGTCAAGCGGAAGCTCAACTTCGCTGCTGGCACGGCCTCCGCCACGGTCCTCGCTGACTGGTGCCCGCCGTGGTGGTGGGGCACCGGGCAGGCCCAGGAACTGGATGACGAATCCAGCGCACCGATCCTTGATCAGGGCGGCGAGCCAATGTTCTAGCTGGAGCCTCTCGCACCGCAGGCGCAGCCATCGGCGCAGCAGCGCGGGTAGGTGTCGTCCCAGTCGTCGATCTCATGGACGAGACCGGAGTGCTCGCACGGCGGCTGGTTGGGGCACGGGTGGACGCGCTGGCGCATCTCGTCCTGCACGTGCTTGGGGATCATGGCGTCAAGGAAGCTGGTCACTGTGTGGTCACCTTCCGGGCAGCCAGCGCGATGGTGACGGCCTGGACGGTCGGGCAGGGCCACGGGTGCTCGCCTTCGCAGTATTCGCAGTCCTCGCGGCAGCCTTCGCACTCGCCGAAGGACCGGCCCTGATGGACCTTCAGTACCGCTTCAACCGCGGCGAGGAGGCGAGCCGCGTCAAGGCCCGACGTCATCACGCCACCGGGTTCCTCGGTGTAGCCGAGGTCATCGAGGCGCTCGCGTACCTCGCCGAGGTACGCGGCGGGATCAAGTGCATTAGTCATTGCTCATTCTCCTCTGGCTTGCGGTCTGGGTTGTGATCTGGGCACAGATCAGCGTCGAGCCGGGAGGAGACCGAGTGGCGGACGTGCTTCCAGCCCGCTTTTGCGGCCTCCTTGCGCATAATGCTGATCTGGGAGATGAAGCCGACGGCTGTCGGCTCGAAGTCGGCGTGGCATGGCTTGCCGAACTGCTCGCCCTCTGCCGGTTCGTAGCGGTGGTCGCACCAGAGGTGGACTCTGCGGATGGCGGTCACGTCCCTGCCTCCGTGTCTGTGGTGGTCTCACGGGAGGCCCGGTACTCGGAGAGGGCCTCGTCCAGGACCTCTCTGGCGGGGACGCCGCGGCGCTGCGCCTCGGCCTCCACCCACGGCTTGAGGGTGGGGTCTGCCGAGTGCCAGCCGATCAGCGGTGTCTTGTTCTTGCCGGTCATCAGTGCTGGACCACGGTGAGCGGCTGCCCGGTCGCTGCTTCGATCGCGGCCTTCGCGGCGCTGACTGCGTCATCCATCGTGTCGTACACGCCGAGCACTTGCCCATGCGGCCAGTACGCCTCGAAAACGTCCGGGCTCACACGCTCGCCGGCTCGGGCATTTCGCGCTGCGTGCTCGATCACGCCCGTGCGCTCATCAATTGAAACGGTGTGGATCATTTCCGGGCTCCTGTCTCTCTGGTAGTTACTACCCTAGCGGAGAGTAGTAACTACCGTCAAGCAGGGACGGGCGAGCAGGCTTCCCAGAAGCGGCCCAGGTCGTTCCAGTAGTGCCCGCCTGACACGACACCGGATCGCCAGCGCGGCAGGTCGGTGACAGCGAGTTCGACCCACCACTCTTCGCCGTCCCACATCACGTCGGTGACCCTGACGTCCTGCTGTGCACGCCGGTCCCCGAGCTCCCAGACCCAGCGCGAGCCAACTGCGGGAGTCGGCGCGCCGCAGTCGTAGGAGTTCGCGCGCTTCGGGCCTGCACTCATGCCCTCATCCTCCCGCGGCTTCCTTCTGCTCCACCCAGCAGCACTCGCACGGACGGCCGGGCATGCACAGCGTCCCGTCGTCCTCGCAGAACATCTCGTCCATCTCATCGGGATACGGGTTGTCCCGCAGCCGGTGACCGGGCGGCATCTCCGGGCATGGCATCACGCCACTCACGCAGCCTTCGCCAGGCCAGTACGGGCACATCTCCGCCAGGCACGCTCTCACACCCAGCAGAGTAGGGGGTGCGGGTGCCCGACATCACCTCCTACCCGGCCATCGTCACCGTTGAGGGCGCCGACGTCATCCCCATCGTTGACGTCTCTGACCCCACCCAGTCGCCAGCGGGAACGACCAAGATAATCACGGTCTCCCAGCTCGGCGGCTCTGGCGGCGGTGGCGGCGGCTCCGGGTACGCCCTGCTGTCCGGTGCCGAGTACACCGGCTACGTCGCACCCGCAGTCGTCTCGCTCTCCTACGCCTCCACGATCACGATCACGGCGACGCAGGGCAACGACTTCCGGGTCACCCTGGCAGGCAGCCCAACCTTCGCCGCGCCGGTCTCGCCCACGGACGGGCAGACCATCCAGATCTGGCTCACCCAGGACGGCACCGGCAGTCGGCTCGTCACCTGGAACGCGGCGTTCGACTTCGGGACCGGCGGATCCGCTCCCGTGCTGTCCACCGCAGCCGGGGCGACCGACGTCGTTGGGTTCTCCTACAACGCGGGTACCTCGCTGTGGAAGTTCCTGGGCTCGACCACGGGCGGGGCTGCGGCGGGGATAGGCGTCACGCTCACGGGAACGCCCGCTGCGGGGCTCGCGCCGGTTGCCACGTCGCCCACGGCGGCCAGGTGGGCGTCGACCACGGGGACGCATCCGGAGGATTTCGGAACCATCACCGGGACCTCGGGTGACCAGGTAGCACTCACGGCTGCTATCGCCGCGATCAACGCAGGCACGAACCCCGGCCCGCTGGTGATCGAGCAGCCCTGCGCGGTTGACTCCACGTTCACGCTGCTGCCCGGCGTGGACATCCTGTGCACCGGGCAGGGCAACCGGGGCGGCGGGGCCTTCCCGGACACGTTCGTCGGCGGCTGCATCCAGCCGTCCAGCAGCTTCCCCACGGGCTCGCCCACTCCGCTGATGGCTATCGGCACCTCGGGTGCGCCGACGACCAACCCGTGCGGGGTCAAGCTCCGCGGACTGTGCATGTCCGGCGTGGTAGCCGGCACGTCGTCGACTTACGCCGCGAACGCCATCGGCATCCTGATCACCGACACGGCCGATGTGTACCTGGACCGGTGCTTCCTCGCCAACTTCGACCGGCCGGGCAGTACCGGGACCTGCGTGCAACTGGCGTCGGGGACGGCTGGCAACGGCGTCGGGTTCGAGAGCGATGGGTCTATCTTCTCGGCGTCATGGCGTGGCATCTACGGAGATGGCGCGGGGATTACGGACCTGCGGATTCGCGGTGGTCTTTTCCACTCAAACTTGCAGAACCTGACCCTCGGTGCGACGGCGGGCGGCGGCGGCCTGCAACTGAACGGGGCACATTTCACCTACAGCGGGGCTTCGTCCGGCGGCTATCACGTGTCACTCGGGTCACAATCCGGGGACTACGCAATTGCCGGGAATTACTTCGACCAGGACGGGTCGAACGTCTGCGTCCAGCTTGGCAATGACAAGGGCGCGTTTGTCGGGAATCACCTATTGGCGGCGTCCACGTCCACCGCGGTCAGCCTGGTCGCGGTCAGCGTCAGTTCGCCGCAGGAACTCAGCTGCCAAGCCAATGAGGTGAACCTCAACAGTTCCTCGGTCACTGCGTTCTTGCAACTCAGCGGCCACAGCGGAATCCCTACGGGCGCTATCCGGCTGGACGGCAACGTCGTCTTCGGCGGTGGCGGCTCGTTCATCTCCGCCATCATCGACTCGGCCTCTGCGGTCATCCCGCAGACGCCGCAGCCAAACGGCAACTCCAGCGACTTCCTCTGCGGCAACGGCACCTACGCCAACCCGTCCGTGGCCGCCGGCACCGTCTCGGGCCAGTACCTCTGCGTCCCAACGGTCATAAACCCGGGGAGCCTGACCACCTATACGGCGTCCGGCTCGACCCTCAGCGCCTTCTCGTCCTCGGTGCTGACCACCAATTCGTTCCTCGCACCAGCCAGCGGCACGGTCGTGGTCACCGTGACCTGCTCGGCAACGATGGCGAGCGCTAACCAGGTTTACGGTTTCGCGCTCGCAGACCACGGGACTACCACGCCGGTCGGCAACGTCATCACCTGCGAGGTCAGCAGCGCGAACATCAAGCTGTTCCACAATCTCGTCTTCGTTGTAAGCGGCCTGACGAGCGGCAGCAGCTACCAGTTCGACCTGCTCGGCGCTATCGCCACGGGCACGCTGACCATCCAGGCCATCGGCCAGTCCGGCACCACGCCGACAGGCACGCTGGGCGCCCCGGTCACCATCACGGTCGCAGCGGTCTAGCTTGCCGTCCCAGACCTGGCCTCCCGCCGGCTCCGGGGCCGGCACCTACTCCTGGCCAGTCCCAGCGGGCGTAACCGTGGCCACGGTCCAGTGCTGGGGCGCGGGCGGCGGCGGCGGCCAGGCCGGCATCGTGCAGAACGACGCGTCCGGCGACACGACTGCCTACGCGGGCTGCGGTGGCGGCGGCGGGGAGTACGCATCGGTGGCGGCCCTGTCGGTATCCGGCACCGTCACCATCGTGATCGGCGCCGGGGGCGCGGCGGGTGGCCTGCCACCGAACTTCGGCGGCAACGGCAGTGCCGGGGCTGCCACGACCGTGGGCGGCAGTTCCGTCGTTGCCCACGGCGGCGGCGGCGGCCAGTCCCAGACGCAGTCCTACCCGGCCATCGGCGGCACCGGGGGCAGCGGCTCAGCGAACCCGGAGAACGCCGGGGGCGCAGGCGGGGCGGGGAGCTACATCTCCGGGCTCGGCGGAGGAGGCGGGTCCTCAGCGGGCCCGTCAGTGCCCGGGAACGCGGGCCAGACGCCGCCGGACATCCAGGCGTACCCGGCTGCGGGCGGCGCTGCGGTCGCCGGCGGTGGCGCCGGGGGGGCCAGCGGCGCAGTTGGAGGCGGCAACGGAGTCGCTGGCAGCAGCCCGGGCGGCGGGGGCGGGGGCGGGAGTTCGCCTACCAGCGGGTCATTCTTCGGCAGCAGCCAGTACTGGTACGGCGGAGTCGGCGCACCCGGCCAGGTGATCATCACCTGGTCCACCTCTGGCGGGGGCGGTCCTCCGCCACCTCCACCGCCTCCTGGCTACGGCTACGGGCCGGGCGGGGTCCTGATGAGCGGGATGTTCTGAGGAGGTGCCGTGAGCGCGCAGTTCGACATCACTGCTGATCAGGGGGCCACGTTCTACCTCGAGTTCTACTGGCTCGAATCGGATCAGGCGACCCCGGTCAACCTGAGCACCTGGGCCTCAGCCGCCATGCAGGTCCGCTCCGAGGCAGGCGCGCTGCTGGCCAGCTTCACGACCACGGACGGCTCGGTCACCCTCGGCGGCTCGGCCGGGACCATCACGCTCTCGGCCGCGCCCAGCACGACCACCGGCTGGACGTTCGGCGCCGGCGTCTATGACCTGCAGCTGACGGACGGCGGCGGAGACGTGGTGACGCTGCTGGCTGGCCTGTTCACCGCTAACCCCGCTGTGACCCAGTCATGAGCCTGCCAGCCGCCCCGACCTACCTCCAGGTGACGACCGTCTCGTACGTGGCTGTGGCCATTCCAGGCGGCGTGAACGTGATCACGCACGACGCCACCGTCCTGCTGACTGTCCCGCCCGGCTCCTAGAAGGGCTGCCTCATGGCTGTCGTAACGCTCCTGAACTCCGTCTCGGCGAATACGACCGGGCCTGTCGCCGGGCTCGGGACGCCCTACGGGAACTTGACGCTTTCGGTCTCCACGACGGGCACCGTGTCCGCATTTTCGGTCGTCCTGCAAGGCTCTATCGACGGTTTCAACTTCGGCGCTATCGGCTCGGCGATCACGGCCACGACGGCCGGGACGAGCATGGGCAGCGGCGTCCTGTACCAATACTTCCAAGCGGTTCTGTCCGGCTACAGCGGTACAGGAACCGTCACCGTCGAGCTTGCGTACTCCTTAGGGCCATCCCTTGCGTCGCTGGGGGGCGTCCCGTTAACTGACCTGCCCCTCTCCCTCGCCAACGGCGGCACCGGGGCAGTGTCGGCGAGCGGGGCGCTGACGAACCTCGGCCTCAACGTCTCCGTCACCTGGATCACGGCGACCGGGACCACGAACTGGACCAAGCCCGCAGGTGCCCAGACGGTTGACGTCATCCTCGGCGGCGCAGGCGGCGGCGGCGGGTCGGGCCGGTACGGGGCGTCCGGAACCGTGGCCTGCGGGGGCGCAGGCGGCGGGGGCGGCGCGATCACGTTCCGCACCTTCCTTGCCTCTGACCTGCCCGGGTCAGCCATCACGGTCACGGTCGGCGCGGGAGGCACCGCAGGCGCGGCCCAGACGACCCAGGGCTCAAACGGCAACAATGGCGGCACTGGCGGCCTGACCACGTTCGGCACCTCCACGGTTTACGCCGCTGCCTACCCGGGCCTCGCTGGCGGCGCGGGAACGACTTCAGCCGCAACGGGCGGCGCGGGTGCCATGGCCGGGCCGGGCGCCGGGGGATCGTCCGCTGGGGGCAGTTTCGGCGGCTCGTCGGTGGCGAGCGCGGCAGGCAGCGGATCCAACAACGCCGCCCACGGCTCCGGAGGGGGCGCTGGAGGTTCCACGTCCACGGGGCCTGCGGCCTTCACCGGGGGTGTCCCCGGGTACTCGGTGTCCGGCAGCACCGCCAACACCGGGGCCACCGGGACGGTCGACGGGACGCTGCCGACTGCGGGAACCCAGCCCGCCATCAAGGCGACCGCTTCGTGCGGCGGCGGCGGAGGGTGCGCCTCGATCACGACGACGGCGCAGACCGGGGCCACGGCCTACTACTGCGGCGGTGGCGGGGGAGGCGGGGCGTGCGCGACGGCTGCCTCGACGAATGCCTCTGGCGCCGGAGGCGCAGGCGGCCCCGGGTTCGCGCTAATCATCAGCCACTTCGCTTAGGAACCTGAGGGGAGCGCCGTGGCAGACCGCTATTACGTCAGCACGGCTCTCACGACCGTCCTGGCTTCGGCGCTTGGCGCGTCGGGAAACCCGTCCGTCGTGTCCCTTCCGGGCACATGGCCGACTGAATATCCCTTCGGGGTTTTGCTTGACTGGGGCACCTCGGCCGAAGAAGCCATCCTGGTCACGTCGGCCCCCACCGGCACCGGGCCATACGCCCTCCCCTGCACGCGCGGCGTCGACAACACAACCGCGCAGGCCCATGCAGCAGGGGCCCAAGCCGCTCACGGCACCACCGGCTATGAGCCGACGCTGATCCAGGAGAACGCCGCAGCGATCGCTGCTCTTGAAGCGGGCATAGGCGGCGGCGCGGTTGCGCTCGCCGGGGACCTCGGGAACACAACCGCAGACCCCCAGGTGCTCAGCACCCACCTGACGGCACCGCTGCCGGTGAACCAGGGCGGCACGAACAGCAACGTCCAGAACTGGCAGGGACTCCTGACCCCGGTCACGCAGACCGGCACCTACACCGCCACGGCCGGGCAGCTGGTCAAGGCGAACATCGCCTCGGCGTCCTGGACGATGAAGCTCCCGAACGCCCCGGCGAACAACACGATCGTCGGCGCGAAGGTCACCGCCAACGCCACCGGGAACGCGCACACGCTGACCGTGGCCTGCCAGGGCAGCGACGTCTTCGAGCAGTCCGGGGGCTCCGCCAGCACCACCCTGTACCTGCTGTCCCAGGCGGCGGCGTGGCAGTACAACTCGGGCTACTGGACCCGCGTCTCCGACGACCTGCCGCTCGGGCAGCTGAACACCCTGTACGCAGAGAAAGCCGCCGCGACCGAGAACGTCATCTACGTCTCGGCATCCTCCGCTGCCAGCAACTCCAACGACGGCTTGAGCTGGGGATCCGCCAAGGCCACGATCGCCGGGGCGCTAACCGCCCTCGGCTCATCGGCAGGCACCATCCAGCTCGGCACCGGGACCTTCACCATCTCCTCGGCCGACGCCAGCGGCAACGGCGTCAGCCTCACCAATGCCGGAACCGTGCTGCGCGGCATGGGCCAGGGCCTGAGCACGATCAGCATCACCGGGACCGTTGCCTGGGGTGTCGTGGCCCTGGCGCAGGCCTGCACGATCGACAGCCTGTCCATCCTCATCAACTCCGGGGCGTCGGTGACCTACGGGTGCGGCGTCTCCACCCCCACCTCCACCGGCTCCTGTGAGCACTGCCACATATCCAGCGTCTTCGTCAGCACGGCGGCCAATATCACCGCCGCGTTCGGGATCGGCGCCGACCACGCGGGCTCGGGCAGCATGGACATCGCGTGGACGCTGCTGGAGCACTGCTACTTCAACGCCTCCGCGACGGTCACGAACGGCTACCAGATCGGCAACGGCACGACCGGCAACATCCTGGCCACCGTCGCCATCGGCTGCGCGGGCGGCCCCGCCACCTACGGCGTGACGCTGGCCGGCTCCGGGATCGGCTGGTACGGCGGCGGGTTCGAGGCCACCACGGCTGCAGACATCCTCGTCAGCCACCCCAGCCTCGGCGACACCGGCCTGTTCGTTGGGGTGCGCTCCGAACTGGGCAACCAGGTCCTGTCCGCCGGCTACGTCGGCTCCATCGGCGGCGTCACGCTCATCGACTACGAGGCCGGCGGCTTCACGCCCACAGGCGGCTCCAACCTGATCACCTGGAACGCCGGCGGCCCGCTGACCCTGCAGGGCGGCCAGTACAACACCACCGGGGGAACCACCAAGTTCGCGGTCAACACCGCACCCGGGACACCGGCCATCGCGTTCGCCGCCAGAGACGTGATCACCGACTCGACCAATCCGTACCCGGCGGCGTCGGCTTACATCCAGCGCAGCATCATCAACGCGCAGACCACCAACGGCCTCACCACCAACCCGGAGCCGATCCCCGGGTTCGCCGCCGTCATCGACAACTACACCCCGCCGGGCATGGTCAGCAGTTCCGGCGAGATCGCCCTGTCCGGCACCACCTCGATGACATCAGCCGACTACGGCCTGATGCACGCCTGCACGGTCTCCAGCGCTTACACGGTCACCCTGCCGACCCCGGTGAGCATCGCGGGGACGCAGATCGGTGTCAGGGTCAAGCCGTCCAGCACGAACCTGCTGACCCTGGCAACCGCAGCCGGGAACATCGACGGCGCATCCACGCGCATCATGTGGGCCGGGGAGTCCGCGGTCCTCGAATCCGACGGCACGAACTGGGTCAAGATCGCCGGGAAGACGATCCCCATGCAGGGCCTCATGGCGCTGAACGCCACGCAGTCCGTGGCCAGCGGGTCAGTCGTGAACATCCCGCTGACCCATACCTACATCGACAACACCGGCCTGATGTGCGACCCGGTCACCAACCAGTACATCACCGTCCAGCGCGGCGCTAACTATTCCGTCGTGGCGCGGGTCGCCTGGGCGTCGCTGTCCGCTCTCGCAATCCGCGTCATCGCCGTCGCCTACAAGGGCGGCAGCACCCCAGCCGCGCAGGACGAGCGCTACGCGGCGTCCGGCGGATCACCCTGCATCGGGGCTGCCGGGGTGGAGACCTTCGCCGCCGGGAACTACTGCACGCTGTCCACGTTCCAGACCACGGGCGCCTCACAGACCGTCAACATCGGCACGTCCGCCGCCTACGGGGATGGCACCATCCTGTCGCTGACCGAGATCCCGGCCTGGTGATCCTGCTGCGCGGGTGACCTCGTCCGCTGCCAGCACCACACCGCCACGGCCAGGACGGCAGCCGGGCGCAGCGCCACCAGCATGTCCGGCAGGGCTGCCTCGTAGGAGGCTGCGGCGATCACCGCCCCGGTGAGCAGCACGAGCCTTGCCGGTGTGCAGCAGCGCATCAGCCACCGCTCACCGAGCCCGGCCGCCAGCCCGGCAAGCGCGAGGAACACGATCAGCCACGGCGGGGACAGGAACCCGGAGTACATGCCGGGCAGCGACGGCAGGTAGTTGACCTGCTGCAGGCCGAAGTCGTCCAGTTCCTGCTGCCCCGGGTTCAGTGCGGCGTCGCTGAGCTTAGACGGCCACGCCGCACTCGGCACGGCCAGCAGCAGCGACTGCGGTGCCCCAATGGCCGGGAGGCGCGGAGCGCCGGAAGCCTCGGCCTGCAGGACTGCCCCGGTGAACGCCACCCCGTCCAGCCGCGCCGCAGCCGAGGCGATGACGCCGGGCGTCCCCGGAACCTCTTGTGCGCCAGCGACCCCGGCGCCGAGCGCGGCAACGCGGGTGCCAGCGCCGCTGGCCTGCTGGAATACCGTGCGGCCGTCCCCGGCGCGGGCACCCATGATCGCCACGACCGCCAGTCCCGCGAGCGCCGCAGTCGCGGCGATCTGGGCACCCGATGGCCGCATGCCCGCACGGGCGAGAACCAGCAGCACCGCCACCACCCCGGCAACGACCGGGGCGCGCTCGCCCGCCGCAGCCAGAACCGCGGACTGCACGGCGAGGGCCGGGATGAGCCAGCGCGTGCCGTGGCCCAGCAGGAACGCCACCGTCGCAAGCGTGACCGCGATGACGAAGAAGGTCGACGCGAGGCCGGGCACCGGGGCTGCTCCCGAAGCCGTCCCCGCGTAGCCGCCGTACCCGCGCCCGGCATAGGTGGCAGCCGCCAGCGGGACGCTCGCCAGCGCCAGGATGCGCCAGTCCAGCACCCTCGCAGCGAGAGCGGCGTCCACGGGTGCGGCAGGAGCCTCACGGCGCGGCCCGCACGTCAGCAGGTAGGCCACGGTGAACGCCAGCATGCCTGCCGACATGAGCAGATCCGCCTCGGCGATGAAGCCTGGCTGTATGCCGTTGCGGTAGATGTCCCACTGAGCGATCGACGGGAAGGCGAGAAGCACCTGCGAGAGCCCGTCGTAGACCACCGACGCCAGGACCAGCAGGGTTCCCGGCCTTCGCAGCCAGGTCTTCCCCAGGAACAGCCGTAACAGGGCGACGGAGCAGAACTGCAAGGCCAGTGCCAGTGCCAGGGTCACGGTCATGCCGCCGAATGCTAGCTGTCACCACATGGCCACGTCCGGTAACCACCGCAACACGGCTGCCGGGGGGTGAGGTAAATCGACCCGGCCTGGCTGACGGCAGCAACCGCGCTCGCTGTCGCGGTGGTCGGCTGCGCGGCGTGGATCGGCCGGAAGGTTTGGCGCACGTTCCGCCGCGCACAGGATTTCCTCGACGACTGGGGCGGCCACCCGGTACGGGCGGGCGTGGAAGCGCGGCCCGGCGTGATGGAACGGCTGCAGACCGCCGAAGAACTACTGCGCGAGGTACGCGGCCAGATATTCCCGAACGGCGGCACCTCCATGCGCGACGACCTGAACACGCTGCGCAGCGATGTCGCCGAGATCAAGCGACAGAGGAGTTAGCCGATGACCGAGAGGCCGGGCAGCCAGGGCGCGCAGGACGCGCAGGGCCAGCGAGGACAGGAAGGCCGGCCGGGCACGCAGGGGCGGCCCGGCAGTCCAGGCATATCCGCGGGTGCCAAGCGCGCGGCGTTCGCGCTGCTCGTCCTGGTGCTCCTGGTCGGCGGCGGGAACCTGCTCGCGTCGTACGACCAGGTGCAGGCCAGCCAGCATCGCTGGTGCAGTGTGCTGGTCACGCTCGACAACGCCGACCAGAAGGCAGAGCACGCACCGCCAGCGGAACGCCCGCACGGCGCGTACAGCGACGCCCTCATCGGCGACTTCCACAGCCTCAGGCAGCAGTTCTGCGGCTAAGAGGGGCGCCGAGCGGACCACCGTCATCGCCACGATCACCTACTACGTACTGGGGGCACGCATGCTCGCAGCCTTGATCGGCATCGCTCTGGTCATAGTCGCCGTAGTGCTGTGGCTGGGCCACCTCACGACCGCGCACGCCGTTGCCATCGGCATCGGCCTGGTGGGCGTGCTGCTGGTGGTCTACGGGGCGGTCCCGGCGTCAGCGCTGCTGCGGCGGAGGTAGCACGCCAGCGTGAAGCGTGCCCTCGGCCCCCTCGCCATCCTCGCTGCTGGCACGGTCATCTGCCTGCTGCTGGAGTACTGGGCACACGCCCGCAATGAGTTCTTCGTCATCATCGGCAACCGGAACCTCGGCGGCGGCTGGGAAGGGCTGTGGTCGGGGTTCTTCGGCGCAATCCAGCCCAGCCTCATCGGCGCCGGGATTCTGGTCTGGTATCAGCACACCTGCCATCACAGCCCGTGGTGCCTGCGGTGGGGCAAGTACGAGGTGGCCGGGGGCATCGGGCGCAAGTGCCACAAGCATCACCCGGACCTGAAGGACCACCCGCGCGAGCACCACGGGGCAGTCCTGGACCGGCTGCACGAGGAATGGAAGCGCAGGCAGAAGTGAACCGGCCCAACATCGTCCTCGGCGCCTCCGCTGCTGCGTGTGTCATCGCCGGGGGCGTCCTGCTGGCCCTGACCGAGCACAAGCCCTTCGGCAGCAGTCTGTGCACGTCACTGGCCACGGCGACTACTTCGGGCTGCAACACAGCGGCGCCCGTGGCCGCGCAGGTGGTGTCCGCAGGGCTGATGCTGCTCGCCATCCCCCTCCTCGGTGCGCTGTTTGGGCGGCTCACTGCCGGTCACACGTCGCGGAAGGTGCACGAGCACGTCGCGGCATCCGAGAAGCGGCTCATGAAGCACCTCGAAGAACGGCTCGCCGACCACCATAAGGGGCTGGCCGTGGTGTCCCCAGCACGCAGGCCAGCGAAGCCAAACGGCACCAGCGAGAGACTGGCCACCCGAGCCGAGCGAGCCACGCCGGCCAGCGAGCCAGTGGTGACCGACTCCCGCAAGCTCCGCGACCCGAAGGAGCGCCAGCCGTGACCGAGATCATCCGCGTCTACGACGCAGCGAGCGAGCACTTCCCGGCAGGCACCCAGTACGCCATCCCGTATGCCGACGGCCGCTACGCAGCCACCGCCGGGCAGGTGAAGGCGATCCCGCACGTCCGGTGGAACACCGTGCTCGCCGGGCAGGCCGTCGCAGCCAGAGCGGGCGCATGCGACTTCGAGCCGGGTAACGAGAGCTTCGAGGATCCCGCTGCGCTGCGTGCCTGGGCGCAAGAGCGCCTCGCGGCCGGCAACCTCGCCCGCTGCTACACGAACTTCGCCAACCTCGCCCTCGCCGCCGGGCGGCTGCAGGGACTGGCCAACGTGCGCTGGTGGCTTGCAACACTCGATGGGGTGCAGCGCACGGCGGCCGATCTCGCGGAGATGGCCGTCCGCTACCACGTCACGCTTGACCCGGCCCACGTCTGGGCTCAGCAGTACGCCGGCGGCATGACAGCGGCCTACGACACATCGCTGCTCCTGGGGACCTGGTGAGGACTGCCACCGCGCCCTGCTAGCCTGATCCCTGCTTGCGACACTCGGCGCTGACGCCATAACCGCTCTCCGGACTGCCCTAACGGCTGGTCCGGAGAGCGGCTTTTTTCATGTGCGCTGATCACGCCTCGTTGCACTACGCTCACGGTCCATGACGAAACTCAGCCAGATCATCGCCGTGGAGAAGGGCGTCAAGACGGACGCCACGCGCCGGGTCACGGACCTGCACCGCGACGTGCAGAAGGAACCGCTGCTGTCGGGTATCACCCGCACCTACCAGCCGCGCGACGATGAGGGCGACAAACTCCCCCCGGAGTCCACGAAGGTCCAGATCAGCGCCGAGGACGCGCTGCGCGACGTGGCGGGCATCATGACCCGGCTGTTCGACGTGACGCTGACCAAGGACACCGCCAACTGCCACGCCGCCGCCGATGTCGTGGTGGACGGAGAGCCGCTGCTGCCCAAGGTGCCTGTCACCTACCTGCTGTTCCTGGAGAAGCAGCTCACGGACGTGCACACGCTCGTGGCCAAGCTCCCGCTGCTGAACCCCGCGGACGAGTGGGCCGAGGACGACGCGTCCGGCAACTGGAAGACGCGGCCCGTTCAGACAGTGCGCACCCAGAAGATCCCGCGCAACCACGTCCTGGCAGACGCCACGAAGGAGCACCCGGCTCAGGTGCAGGTCTACATGGAGGACAAGCCGGCCGGTGACTGGACCACGGTCAAGTTCTCCGGTGCAATGCCCGCGGTTCGGCGCAGGCAGATCCTCGACCGGGTGGAGGCGCTGCAGCGCGCGGTGAAATACGCCCGCGAGGAAGCCAACACTGCTGAGGTAACCGACCAGGCCGCTGGCCACGCCGTGTTCGGGTACCTCTTCGCGTAGGATGCCGGTGAGCGCAAGCTGAAACTGAAGTTCAGCCTGAGCGGCACGGCGGGTAGTTGGAGGTTCGAGCCCTCCCCGGGGTACAACACGGGCTAGAATTGAACTGTGGCGAGAGGAGGGGCGCATGCCGCAGTTCACTTGCTTACATGAAGCCTGTAGCCAGGAGTTTTACAGCAAGCACTCAACAGCTAAATATTGCAGCCAACGGTGCGCGGGGATCGCCTCAATGCGGATTCCCGAGATCCAGGAACGCCAGCGCCACCGCATGATCAAGTACACGCCAGAGTGGCTGATCAGCCACCTGGTGGAGCTTGAGAAGGAGCTAGGTCACACCCCGCGCATGCGGGACACAAAGCCTAGCGACGATGTGTGGATGAGGGCATTTGGGTCTTACAACAACGCACTTGTGCAGGCCGGGTTGACTCCAAACCGGATCATTCCAGAGCAGATCCTGAACAACCCAGAGCGCATGTTGATCGCCATCGGACTGCGGTACAAGGTGTTGAGGCGTGACGGGTTCAGGTGCCAGTACTGCGGTGGCACACCGCAAGACGGGTACGTGCTCCACGTTGATCACGTCGTCCCTCGTAGCAAGGGTGGCGCGACTACCGAGGAGAACCTGATCACCGCATGTTCACTGTGCAACCTTGGCAAGTCAGACAGTTGGCAAGAGTCAGCTGCCTAAGCAAACCCCGGTAGCCCAATTGGCAGAGGCGCCCGTCAGCCGGAAGGAACAGCAGGCTCTCGCTCCAGTCTCAGCAGCCGTCTCATCGCCAGATCAAGCGGTTGCGGACAGTGCTTCCGGAGGTTGCCGGTTCGATCCCGGCCGGCCCAGCCACGATGGGCCGTAGTTCAATGGCAGAACACCGGGCCTTAGATCTGATCTGCAGCCTTAAATGCCGCTGGCGTGCACAAAGAGCGGA